GACCTGACCAAGCCGGCCACGATCGGACTCAGCGCCAACGTGCAGCCACTCCCGGCCCGGGCCTCGACCGGCCGCCCGACCGCTAGCCCAGAGGCTGCCTCCGCGTTTGATAAGAGCAACCAATCAGGCGCTACAATCAACATCACCAACAACTATCCGCAGGCCGAGCGCGACTCGAAGACGCGTGACGACGTTGCCCAGGGAATCCGCCTGGCCGCTATCGTCTGAACCACCCGCACGCCGCTCCCGTCATCTCACCTGACGGGAGCGTGTGTCTCAGGAAGTGAGAGAATTACGTCATGAGCATGTACACCCTCGACGGTAAGGATCTGGACGACCCCCGCGGGCGTTGGGTGCTTGAGCACGGGACGAATCTCCCGACGTGGGGCGAGCCCCGCACTACGTCGGTGGATGTCCCGGGGCGGTTCGGAGTCCTCCCCATCCCAGCCACCGTGTCGGGAGTGCAGACCGTCGTGCTGAAGTTCAGGGTGTTCTCCTGGACTGACGGCGGCAAGAGCCGCTGTAAGGGCACCCTGACGGACCTGGACTCGAACCTCCACGCCCTGAGGAACCGTCTACAGGTCCTCGGGCGCCTACCCGTCCTCGGGTTCACGCCGAACGGCGGAACCTTACGAGTGGCAGACGTCCGTCTGAAAGGAGCCGTCGCCCCGGTGTACGACGCCGACAGCCTGACGGTCGCGCTGACCGTCACCTACGAGATCCCCGACGGTAGGTGGCACGACCCTCAGCCGACCGTGCAGGAACTCTCGTCGGTGAATCAGCTCAACGGAGGCTCGGCTCCCATCACCGACGCCCTCCTGATGCTCGCCCCCTCGGCCAATGAGATGGTCATCCGAGACGTCACCAGCGGCTCCACCGTCACCTGGAAGGGCAGCGCCATCCCCGCGGCAACGGACCGAGTCCTGGTCGACGTTGAGCGCTACACCGCAGTCCGGCAGACCTCCACCGACTGGGAGGTCCTGAGCAACGCGGTCGACGTCAGCGGTCAGATCAGCATGTCCGCCGGAGGATTCCGCATCACCCCCGACTCCGAGGGGCAGGTCGGTCTCCAGGTCACCGGGGGTACCGGATACGTCAAGGCGAGGAGGGCCTACTGATGTCGCCAATCGCCGATCCCCGCCACCCGAAGGGGCTGGCGATGCGATACGTCTCCTACGAGCCTGGAGGTGGGCGTCTAGGCGTCCTCCCTGACGTCATGGCTGGGACGTGGACGGTGCCGAGGCTCGACACCCCCACGCTGACGCTCTCTTACCCTCAGAACGACCTGGGCGTGCGAGGGGCCCTCCTCGACGGCTCCCTGGAGGTCGCCCTCGAGCTCTCCTACGACGGCCAGACTTGGTCCGAGCCCCCGAACGCCCGGTTCATGACTCAGTCCTCCGAGTGGGACCCTATCGGCGATGGCTCGGACAACCGGAACGTCCAGCTGATCCATCTCGGGCACCGCCTTGAGCAGGCCCTCGTGTGGCAGGTCCCCTCCGAGGCCCGAAACAAGGACGGCAAGTACAAGTTCAACAGCGCCAACGCTGGCGCCATTCTCAAGACGCTGTGGGAAGCCGCCTCGAAGCGCGGATGGGGTAAGGACCTGCGCATGGACTTCAGCGCCTCGCTGGACTCCTCCGGGCAGCCTTGGGCCAGCATCACCACGCTGGCTTTCGACCAGTCTGCCACGCTCCTTCAGGTGCTCAAGGCCCTGATGAACATGGGAATGGTGGACTACCGCTGGCAGGGGCGGACGCTCCAGGTCTACAACGCCGACTCCGCCCTGGGAAGGGACAACTCGGCCCTCATCTGGCGCCTCGACGGCAACGCCGGGGCCCCGGAGAAGGCCGACTGGTCGGCGCTGTGCACCCACGTCCTCGTCAAGGGCGAGGGCGGCCGGTCATGGATCTTCGAGAACCGGGAGGCCCCCTCCTACCTCCCCCGCACTGAGCGCGTGGTGGAGGCCGGCGGGGTGGAGCAGGAGGACACCGCTCGAGCAGTGGCTCGGGCGACCCTCATCTCCGGAGCCCACGCCCAGGAGGAGGTCAAGCGCGAGTGGGAGGCGGCGGCCGTGAACTGGCTGCCCTTCCGGGACTACCTCCCCGGGGACTGGGTCCAGGTGGAGCGGTCCTACGGCACCCTGGAGAAGATGCGCATCGTGCAGACATCCGTGTCGGTCACCGCCAACGGACGCGTGCACGGGCACACAACCTTTGGGACCGCCCTCGACGACATCCTCTCGCGCATCGTCAAGAAGCAGAAGGGGATCACCGGGGCGGCCTCTTCCGCCGGGAACCAGGTTCGGCCCGACACTCCCGCCAGCAAGAATCTACCCCGAGCCCCTGAGGGGCTGGTCGTCAACTCGGTGGCCGTCATTCGGGATGACGGGACTGCCCGAGCTACGGCCGTCCTGGGGTGGAACCCCGTGTCTACGGACAAGGATGGCGTTGCCGTCGACGTCACCGGGTACGAAGTGGCCTACCGGCAGCTTCCATCCGCCCAGGGTCCTCTGTACCCGGTCCCCAGCGGCACTAGCGCGCAGATCGGCGGGCTCGGTGTCGGAACCCGCTACGCGTTCTCGGTCCGGGCCATCTCTCCCGACGGGGGAGGAGCCTGGTCGGCTGAGGTCGTGCACCTCACGGCTACCGACACGACGCCGCCGCCCCGGCCGTCCAAGCCCTCGGTGGGCCAGACCCTCGGCGTGCTGAACGTCGTGTGGAACGGCCTCGGGGACGCCGGACAGAACATGCCGGCGGACTACTCGCACACGGAGGTGGCGGTCTACGTTCCCGGCCAGTCCCCGTCGGCGGCCCTGACTCAGATGCCTAAGCCGGTCCAGCGGACCAACCTCGCCGGCCTGGAGATCCGGGAGTGGGAGGTCGCCCTGCGTACGGTCGACTACTCCGGCAACAAGTCGGCGTGGTCAGCAGGTGCCAGGGTCACGCTCGAGCAGAACATCGACGTGGAGGCGATCACCCGGAAGGTCGAGGAGAAGCTGGCTGCCGGCGACGCCCTCCAGCGCCAGGCCCGGGCCGAGACCCTGAAAGAGATGGCGAAGCTGACCGAGGGCATGACTCAGGTGGCCCTGTCCCTGGTGGAGACTGGCCCCTACCCGCCTGACGCCGGCGTGGTAAACAAGACCCAGTGGGTGTCTCCGGACGCCCGCATATTCGTCCTGAAGAAGCGAGGAGACTGACATGGCCTACACCCCCACCACCTGGAAGGACGGCCCTGAGGGGCGCACCCCCATCACTGCCTCTGCCCTAACCAAGATCGAGAACGGGTTGGCGGCCGCCGCGGCCGTGGCCGACACCGCCAACTCGAAGGCCGTGTCCGCCGCCCCGGCCACGGATCTGGCCGTCGTCAAGCAGCAGGTGGCCCAGATCCAAGACCTCCTGAAGTTCATCATCCCCGTCGGAGGCATCATCCCGTTCTACGGGACGGATCAGCCTGAGGGCTGGCTCACCTGCAACGGGCAGGCCGTCAGCCGCTCCACCTACGCGGCCCTGTTCGCCGTCATAGGTACCCGCTCGGGAGCCGGGAACGGATCCACTACCTTCAACGTCCCGGACATCCGGGGCCAGGTCGTGTACGGCTACGGATACAACGGCCGGACGATGGCTCTCGGGGCGACGGTCGGTGAGCTGGACCACCTGATCTCGACGTCCGAGATGCCTCCGCACTCTCACGAGATCGGTGAGAAGGGCAACTCCAACTCCCGGTTCCAGGCCCGCACGGCCAACCAGGACATCGGTATCGGCTCCTCCGGCTACACCTACCTGACCTCGACGGGCTCCTCCACCGGAGACCGTACCCCGATGGCTATCGCGTCCGGCAGCCAGACGAGGATGCCGGTCTTCCCTCGCGGGTCGGTCGCCAACTACATCATGCGGGCGAAGTGAGGTGAGCCGCAGCCATGGCTGAGATCAAGGACGAGTACATCCAGTGGCCGGGTCCCGCCACCTTCCCCAGCGCATCCTCTACGCCGGCCTATGACCGCTACGCGAACGGGAACACGACCGTCCACTCCCACAGGGGCTGGGAGTGGGTGGAGGTGGACTCCCCCTACCAGAAGGCCGCCGCGTCACTGGCCCAAGCCGCCATTGAGACCGCCGTTCAGCGGGCCTCGACGGTGTTCGGCACGGTCTACTACCAGCGCGGAAACGCTACCGACCGACCTGACTTCAACGGACAGGCGATCGGCGACACGACACGTATCCAGGACCCCCAGACGCTCAACATCGTGGCCGAGTGGAAGTGGACCGGAACGTCCTGGGAGAAGACGCAGATCTCCAGCGAGCAGATCTCGAACCTCGACGTCGGCCGCCTGACGGCCGGATCCGCGTCGATCAACGAACTGGCCGCGAGGAAGATCGCCGCCGACACCGGCAAGTTCCTCCAGCTGACCACCGACCAACTGACGGTGACTGGAAACGCCTCGTTTGTCGACCTGACTGCGAAGCACGTGTGGGCCAAGATCGTCAGCGCCCCTGAGGGGGAGTTCGGGCAGATCCACGCAGGAATGATCGCCGCCAACTCAATCAGTTCCGACAACCTTCAGGTGGGAGCCCTGGACGGCCAGGTCATCACCGGCGCCCAGATCCAGTCGGAGAAGGCCCCCAACCGAGGGCTCAAGCTGTCAGGCAGCGGTATGCAGGTGTACTCATCGAACGGCTGGAAGGCTCTGGACATAAACGCCCAGACAGGAGATATCTCCATCAGCGGACGCATCGGACGTCGCGACACCTGGTCGGAGGTGTGGTTCAACGACATCGTCTCGCGTGAGAACGGTCTGGACGAGTACAACGGGTACAAGCGCGGGTGCGGCCTATCGTTCAACTCTCTCCAGGACGACTGGTGGGACGGGACGATCTCGCTGCGCAAGGCGTCCACTGGAGACCCGTCCCTGCGAATTCAGGCCCCGTACCCTAAGAGGCTGGGAAATGAGTCGCCATCCCTGACGGTCGGTACCTCCGCACTCTACATGTACACCCCTGCCGGGGGAGGTGCCTCGTTCTCGTTCAACAATCTCGGACTAACCCTTCAGGCCCAGCACGTGTACTGGTGGATGAACGACAACGGGTTCTCATTCGGAATGAAGAGCGATAACCAGGGCCGGCTGTACGTGGGGAAAAACAAAATCGACATCCAGATGGTGAACGAGAGTCAGTCCCGGTTCTGGGCAAACGACAAGACCACGACGATGCAGTTCAACCCCCAGAACCAGATCTGGATGGCGAGCGACGGGATGCATGTCTACGGGACCAAGAGGTTCATTATGCAGGTGCCAGCCCTCACCGCCAGCCACGGCGGGCTGTGGCTGGTGCATGCCGCGACAGAGTCCCCCTACGACGGCATCGAGTATTGGGAGAACCTGACCCTCGACTCGGAGGGCAGGGCCCGCTGGACACTGCCGGACTACGTTCCGCGAATCGCCTCCCCCAAGGCTCCGTGGATCGTTCTCGCCAGTGGGGGAGCCCGCGCCGCGCTGGACAGGTCCAACTCCGAGGAGTGGCGCGTGAACGTCTCCGGCACCCCCGGCGAGACCGTGGCCGTGCTGGTCAAAGGCGCACGCATGATCAACGCTGACGTAGACGATAACGGAGAGCCGGTCATGCGAGACTATGCTCGAGAGTCGCCGTGGCACGACGGCCCTCCCAAGCCCCCGGGAGACGGAAGCGACTCAGGCGGGGGAGGGAATATCCTCCCAGACGGTACGCCCGTCGGTGGAGGTATGTACGACCCCGATCAGCATCTCGACCCAGAAGGAGACGTCCAATGACCGACACTCAGACTGCGGCGCAGACCAGCGAGCAGGTCAACGCCATGGCGGTGATCAATGGCCTGACGGCTGAGATTGCCCGCCTCACGCAGCGAGCAATCATTGCGGAGGCCCGGGTCGCCGACCTTGAGGCACGTATCGACGCAGCCCCCACAACCCCGAAGGAGAACGCATGACCGTACAGTCAGTAGCCGCGACCATCGCGCGCCGAATCTGCGAGCAGGAGAACGTCGGGTACAGCCAGCCCGAGCGCCGGTCCTGGTACGCCAACGCCGACTGGGCCGGACGCGTGTCCAGCCCGCAGAACGCCGACTGCTCCAGCCTCGTCTGCGGGGTGATCTGCTACGGCCTGCACGACACCTACAAGGTCCCGTGGGGCCACCCGGCCCTTCCGGAGATCAACGACCACTGGACCGGGAACATGCGCCCAGGGCTGGAGGCTCGGGGCTTCAACGAGGTCCCGTGGAACGACTCCGACCTCACCCCGGCAGGAGGATTCCGCGTCGGTGACGTGATCCTCTCCGCCGCGAACGAGGGTGGGGTAGGCCACGTCGTAATCGCCGTCGAGGACGGCGGGGACCCTCTCGTCTCGGAGGCGTGGATCGCTGAGGACGGCTCTATCGACGGCTACGCCGGCGACACCACGGGCCAGGAGACCCGCACCGTCCGCTACTCAACGCACCCGCACACCCGTAACGGGGCGTGGACGTCCTGCCACCGGTTCAGCGACCAGAAATTCCTGTCCCAGTGGCCGTCGTTCACTCCGAAGAGTGGCGGACAGGTCAAGCCGGCAGCCGCTCCCGCACATCCGGCCTCCGCATCGGCCGCCCCGGCGCACGCCCACGGCATCGACATCTCGTCTCACCAGGCCGGTCTGAACGTGGCGGGCATCTGGGCCGACTTCGTGATCGTCAAGGCGACCGAGGACGACGACTACGTGAACCCGTACATGGTCTCCCAGGCCAACGCCACTCTCGGCGCGTCCAAGCGGCTGGGCTTCTACCACTTCGCTCGTCCGGGCGACGCGGCCGCTCAGGCCCGCTACTTCGTGTCTGCCGTCGGAGCCCTCCGCTCCAGGGCGACCCTGTGGCTCGACTGGGAGGCCAATGCGGTCGCCCAGGGTCCAGGCTGGGCGAAGACCTTCCTGGACACCGTCCGGTCCCTGACCGGCGCCACTCCCGGCATCTACATGAACGGCTCCGCCGTCAACGGCTACGACTGGTCCGCCGTCGCCCGCGAGTACCCGCTCTGGTACGCCGGCGGCCCGGACTACTCGGACTACGGGTCCTCCTACTCGGACCCCGCCGTCCCAAGTGTCAGCTACTGGGGATTTCCGCTAATTCACCAGTACACAGAGGATGGACGCCTGCCGGGCTACTCGGGCACCCTCGACCTGAACCGCTGCCGCGACCGCGCTGCCCTGGACCGGATGATCGGGGGAGGGGCTCCTGCCGCCGCCTCCGCCTCGGCGCCGTCTGGGGAAGCACAGCTCACCGTGGACGGCGACTACGGAGCCGCCACTGTCGGGCGCCTGAAGGCGGTCATGGGCGCCGTCGGGTACGCGGAGGTCTACGCCGTCGCGAACCTGAGGCGCTTCCTGAACAAGGCCGTGCCGCCGGCGACGACCCGGCAGCTGACCGGCATGGACCGCCTGCCGGAGGACCGCGGCTGGGACGCACCCATGGTGAAGGTCTTCCAGTACCTCGTGCTCGCCTGGAACAAGCCTGGCGTGCCTGCGGGCTGGGACTTCGGGGACTGGGTCGACGGCGACTTCGGCGAGGCCACGGTCAAGGCGCTCCAGATGGCGCTGAACGCCTCCAAGACCAACAGCTTCCGGCTGTGGTGAGGTCGTGACATCCGTGTGACCTATAAGTACCTCACGGACTCATAGGGATACACTAAGGGCGGGGACTCAGACGGGTCCCCGCCCTTACCTATGGAAGGAGAACATGTGAAGTACGCATCCGCGACGTTCTGGGAGGGTCTGGCCGAGCGAGGCATCTCCACCTTCGCGCAGTCCCTCGTCGGCGCCTTCGCCGTGGGGTCCTCGCTCTTCGACCTGGACTGGAAGGGCGCCCTCGGCATCGCCGGTGCCGCGGCCCTGGCCTCGGTCCTGAAGTCGTTCTCCCTGCCTGAGGAGACCGACCGCGCCGTCCCGACCGCCGAAACCGCTGCGCCTGACCTCTACACCCCTCGCCACGTCTCCGGACTGGCCGGCTGAGGTAGCGCCATGGGTACAGCAGGGCAGTCCTCGCCGATCCTCGCAGTGCTCGCCTCGCCGGAGGTCATCACGGCGGGGACTGCCCTGCTGGCCGCACTCATCGCCTGGCTCAGGTCAACGATCAAGCGGCAGCAGCAGCGTCTGGAGGAGAGGATGACGAGGATGAGCGCCCATGTCGTGAGGGCGGCCAACGCCGCTGAGTCGGCCTCCGAGGGCGTCCACAACAACCACGACTCGAATCTCCGTGACGACCTGGACTCCAAGTTCGGCCAAGTCTTGGACAGCCTGGCCCGGCTGGTCGTCTCCGTGGACGACCTTCGAGAGTCGGACCGGCAGTTCGAGGCCCGCATGTCCCGAATGGAGACCCAGATCGAGGGGGTCCGCAATGACGCGCGTACTGATAGGTCCCACCTGTACACGGAGGTCCAGTCATTGCACGATCGGATTGATAGGGTGAAGGGTGATGCCGATCCGTTACGTCAGGAGCCCCAATGACCTCCCCCACAGCCACAATCACTGGCCGCGTCGTAGGCCCTGACGGCCTGGGGCGTATGGGCCGGATCACCTTCACCCCGGCCAGCCTCGGAGCTCCTCTGCCGGCGCGGGACATCGTCGCCGGGAGGGCGTCCTTCCGCATCGACCCTGACGGGTATCTGGTAGGTCAGACAGGTCGGACGGCGTCCGTCGCCTCTGGAAACTATGAGATAGATCTCAATATCCCGGGGGACCTGGGCGCCCACATCCGTACGATCCGGACCCTGGCCGATGGTGAGACACTCAACATCGCCGACCTTCTCACGTCCGTTCCCGTACCTACTCCACCGCAGCCGCCTATCCCCGGACCTGCCCAGCCACCGGCCCCAGCGCCGGCCCCGTCTCCCGCTCCGCCAGAGCGAGGTGTCCGCATCGCCGGGCAGCCGGGTATCCTTGAGGCTATCAATCGGTCTGAAATCATAGACCTTGGCAATGGAGTTCTCACCTGGAGGTAGGGGAAGTGGCCGATCTCACTTGGTACAGCAGAGAAGGCGCAGACCAGCGCTTCCTGACGAGGAGTGAGGCTGGCAACTTGGCCTCCAAGACGGAGAGCGCTCAGGGCGACGCCGCCCTTGGTGCCCGTATCGACGCCGTCAAGGCCACGGCGGAGGCCGCGCTGCCGGCCGCCACGGCAGAGGCCACCTACGCGACGAAGGAGGCCCTTGCCCAGGCCCAGCTCGGAGGCGGTGCTCAGGCGCCCGACCTGTCGGCCTACGCCACCAAGAGCGAGATGCAGTCGGCCGACTCGGCTCTAGGAGGCCGCATCGACTCCCTGACCTCGACCGTCACCGCCGTCTCAGGCAAGGCCGACTCCGCCGTTACCCGCGAGGACCTGTCCGCCTACCCGACCTCGGCAACGGTGGCTGAGACCTACGCCACCAAGGCGTCCCTCGGCGACTACCTGCCCAAGACGGAGGCCGCCGGCGTCTACGCCACCAAGAGCGACCTGGCCAACGCCCAGCTAGGCGGCAAGGGCGAGGCCCCGGACCTGTCTCACCTGGCCACGAAGGCTGAGATGACCTCCGCTGACGCCGCCCTCGGGCAGCGCATCGACCAGGTCAAGTCCGCCGCCGACGCCGCGGCCCCGATGAGCGCCCTCGCCTCCTACCTCACCGCGGCTGACGCTCAGACCACCTACGCCACGAAGGCTGAGGTGGCCTCCTCTGCTCCCGACCTCAGCACCTACGCCACCAGGGAGTCGCTGAACGGCTACCTGACCACTGCCGCCGCCACGGAGACCTACTCCACCAAGAAGGACCTCGACGCCTACAAGTCTCAGGCCACCTCGACCTTCGCCCCGGCCTCGCTCACCGGCGAGGTGGCCTCAATCAAGGAGACCGCCGACGCCGCCCTGCCGAAGGACGTCGCTGCGACGACCTACGCCACGAAGGAGGAGCTGACCAACGCTCAGCTCGCGGGGGACGGGAAGATCCCGGACCTGTCTGGCTACGTCAAGTCAGCCCAGCTGGCCGACTACGCGACCAAGGCCGAGCTCTCCGGCTACGCCAAGGCATCCGCCCTGGCCCCGATCTCGGCCAAGGCCGACGCAGCGCTTCCTAAGAGCGAGGCCGCGGACACCTACGCCGCCAAGGCCGACCTGGCCGGCTACGCCACCGCGGAGTCGGTCTCCTCGACCTACGCGACCAAGGAGGCCCTGACCTCGGCCACCGCCCCCGTCGCCGACCTGTCGTCGAAGGTCGCGGCTCTGGAGACCTCCGTGCAGGGCAAGGCGGACTCCGCCGCCCTCGCAGACCTCCTGCCGAAGGCCGAGGCGTCGACCACCTACGCCACCAAGGAGGAGGTGACCGCGGTTAGGGCAGCCATCCCGGAGGCTCAGGACCTGTCGGGCTACCTCACCGCAGAGTCCGCTACCGCGACCTACGCGACCAAGGCTGACGTGGAGGGCGTGCGCTCCGCCATCCCCGCCGCTCCCGACCTGTCCCCGTACCTGACCGCTGACGCCGCCTCCAAGTCCTATGCCTCCAAGGCAGACCTTGCCCAGGCCCAGGCCGGCGGGAAGGTTGACCTGTCGGGCTACCTGACAACCGCTGACGCTGACGGGAAGTACGCCACGAAGGAGGCCCTGAGCGCCACGGACGCCAAGGCCGCGGAGGCCGCCTCCAAGGCCGCTACCGCGGTCCAGCCGGACGCCCTGAGCGCCTACGCCACGTCAGAAGCCCTGGCCAAGGTGAAGCAGGCCGCGGAGGCGGCTGCGGAGGCCGTCGCACCGCCGTTCCGCTCCGGCGAGCGCTACTCGTCCCCGGTCACCTACTACTGGCCCGACTACTACAACGAGGCCAAGGGCACCTCGAAGTGGGCGAAGGCCCTCAAGGCCGCCGGCACCCTCGGCATCGTCATCCTGAACAAGGACAGCGGCAACTGGGACGAGAAGAACGAGGACTTCGGCAAGCAGGCCTCCCGGGCTCTAGCCGCCGGCGCCAGGCGCGCGGTCTTCTACGTGAAGACCCAGTACGGCGTTGCCTCACTCCCCTCCAACGACCCCGCCCGCAACGGGGTCCCGAACCCTGACAAGTACACCAAGGAGTACATCCTTGGCCAGATCGCGAAGTTCACCGAGCAGTACGGTGAGGTCGCGCAGGGGGTCTTCCTGGATGAGACGATCAACGGGTGGGGCGCTCAGGCCGGCCGCGTCCAGTGGTACAAGGACCTGATCGCCGCGATCCGCGAGCAGTACGGCCAGAGCTTCTACATCGTGGTCAACGCCGGCTCGAACATGTCCCCGGAGATGTGCGCCCTGGACTTCGACACCGCGATGATGTTCGAGCAGGACGCCGGCAAGTTCCTCAATGAGGACGCCAACGCTCCGGTCCTGCCTGATCACATGCGCTCCTACCCCTCAGAGAAGTGGTGGGCCGTCATCCATGGCGTGACGAAGGACAACTACCGTCAGGTCTTCGAGAAGCTGGACACGCTCCCCATCGGGCACGCCTACATCACAGATGGCGTCCTGGTGGAGGACCCGAACCGGGGCGGCCAGTGGGAGCCTGTCGGCAACCCGTACGCGAACCCGCCGTCGGAGCAGCTGATCAAGCTCACCTCCTCCTGGATCCGAGGCACCCTCGGGCTGCACCTCGAGGTGGAGGACCTGAAGGCCCAGGTGGAGGCCCTGAAGAAGGCCGGCGCGCAGGCCGGAGCACAGCCGGGCGCCGGCCAGGCCGGGAAGCTCCTGGTCCTCGGCCCCAACGACCCGCTTCCGCAGGGCGTCACCGACGACACGGTCATCGTTCGCCGGGAGGCGTGAGACATGCCTCTCATTGAGCCCTACAAGGACTACGGGCAGACGCCAGTGGAGGCCTTCGGCTTCCACTGGCTCACCCGCACCGACGCCTGGCACCCCGGCGGGCCGGCGGCGAACCAGAAATGGAACGAGCGTGCCCTACGCAAGCGCCCCGACGGCTCCCTGGAGATCAGCATCTCCACCGTCGGCGGCGAGCCTCTGTCCGCGGAGATCGTGTCCGCGGAGTCGATGGGGTACGGGACCTACGAAGCCTCCTACGAGCTGCTGGCGCCGGCCCGCATGCGCGACCTGCACAAGAACATCGTGTGGGGCATCTTCCCCTTCGACTGGGAGGACACGTACCCCGGCTACCAGGAGATCGACATCGTCGAGGACTCCTACTGGTCCGGCTACACCGACATGGTCGGCAAGTACACTCTCTACCCGCAGGGGGAGGACTCCGGCAAGCACCTGACCGACCGAGCGTGGACTCAGTCCGGGAAGGGGGCTACCGTCCGCATGACCTGGACGCCGGGGAAGGTGTTCTGGGAGACCTGGGAGGCGCCTCTCACCGAGGACCAGGCGCGCACGACTCCCGTAGCTCGGGGCGGCTACTACTCGGGAGCCCTCACGGAGGGCATCCCGGTCCCACGCAGCCAGCGCATGCACATAAACCTCTGGGCCTTCCGCGGCAAGGGCGGCTGGGAGTCGATTCCGGCCACCACCATGCACCTGAAGTCGTTCTCCTACACCCCGTGGGCTGGGGCCTTCGGGGTCCGGGTCGGCCAGGCCGGGGCCGGGCGCCTCAGCGTCGTCAGAGGCGGGCGCGAGGTGGCAGCCGTGGCCGGGACTCGCGTGGCCCCGATCAACCCTAGCGCCGCCATCGGCGCCCAGGACGGCGTCTTCGACGCCTGGGTGGACCGGCCCGATGGGTCGATCCTCATGCGCGCCGTTGAGGACAACGGTGACGGCTCCGTCACCGTCAAGCACGCACATCCCGTTCCGGCCGTGGACGGGCTCTACTCCCGGGAGGTTCACCTGTAATGGCCGTCACAGCTGAGGTCCGCGTCTACAGCGCCGAGTACTGCGACAAGACGTTCGCGAGGAAGGGCGAGGCCGGCGGCCCCGCCGCCCCTGCCCCCGTGGGTCCGCGCATCATCGTCCTGGGCAAGAACGACCCAGTCCCCGAGGGGACTCCTGCCGGGACCGTCATCGTCCGTAAGGAGAAGTGATGGCTGACAGCGTGTTCCCCGCAGTCGGGGATTGGTGGCTGAGTCGAGGCAGTCGGAGAGCGGACGGGATATACGTCCCCGCCAACTCGTCCGCCAGCCCCACGGACCCCAGTGCCCAGCCCCACGGAGCCGGAAAGTACACCATCGATCTCACGTACACGTCCGGTGCCAACGTCATGGCGATCAGTATCGTCTGGTACGACGCCGCCGGGAAGCGTCAGGCCGTCTCCAGGATGCCGACCCTCATCAACATCCCGGCGGGGAAACAGGCGCCTCTCCGCATCGACGTCGAGCTCCCCCCGTCTCAATGGGCCAAGTGGGTACCTGTACTGGAGATCCCCGCCGCGGGTGGGCACGACATCCTCATCCATGCCGCGAATATCTACCCGACCCCGCCTCCCGCGCCGGAGACGTCCGCGTTCACGTGGCCTGGCCAGTGGTGGACGAACACCGGAAAGCAGTCGGGGACGGATCTCACGGTCCCGCCCGGCGGGATCTTCGTGCCCTGGGCTACTCAGGCGACGCCGGTCAAGTCGGGCAACTGGGAAGTGGTGTTCACCTACACCTCAGCATCCCCGTCCAGGGTGTCCGTCGCCCACAACAAGTTCAAGGAGGCGGACGAGACCAAGCAGACCGGGCAGTCCCATATCGGCGACTTCGACCTGCCGGCTGGCTCGGGTGTCGCGAAGTCGGTCCGGTTCACCATTCCGACCGCCCCGGACCCGCTGTGGACTCCGCAGTTCCAGATGCCGGCCGGGTCTCCGGATGTGACGTTCCACAAGATCGAGGTGCACGAGTACACGCCCGATCCGGAGCCCGCCCCTACGCCTCAGGTGCGAGTCCGGTCCAGCGCATCCTCTGAGGGGGCCGCAGGCTCCGTCCCCGCCCTGTCAGCGGAGTCCCGGGTAGGGGACCTCGCGGTCATCTTCTACGCGAGCCAGTTCGGCAACACTGCCGCAGCGCCGCCTGCCGGCTGGATCAAGCGCACCGTGCCGAACGTCAACGGCCGATCCGGGTACACGGCTGTCCTCAAGGTCACCGACCCCGCGCAGACGCAGAACGTCTCGGTAGCTGGGCCGACCGCCGGAGGTGCGCGTGAACGGGCGCTTCTGCTCGTCCTGTCCGGGGTGAAGTCCTACGCCATCCACCCCTGGCAGGGTACGGCTCCGGCGCCGGTCGCAGGCTTCGCTACCCTCGCGGCCTCGCAGGCGCATGGGAACGCTCAGACCGCACTCACCGACTGGCGTGCTGCGGGCACGGGCTGGCAGTCTGGAGCTCACTCGTCGCAGGCCTCCTGGTCGTCCCTGCTCTCGTCCTTCGTGACCGCGCCTCCGACCGCCTCAGGGGTCGCCGCCTGGACCTGGATCGACCTTGAGCCGGATCCGGAGGCCCCTACCGAAGAGGCCGGCGCCGGCATCGAGGTCCACGGCAGCGGGGCCGCTCGAGTATGGGTACACGAGTCCCCTCAGGACGTTCCGGCGCAGATGCGGGCCATGCCGTCCGGCTACCCCTCCATCGACGCGATGGTTGCGCAGCGCGGATTCCTCGTGGCGCACCGCGGCGGCTCTGCCTCGTGGCCTGAAATGAGTATGCGGTCCTACACGAACGCCGTCGCGCACGGCGCCAGCGCCCTGGAGGTTTCCACTCATCGGACCAGCGACGGTGTGTGGGTTCTGGCCCATGATCAGAACCTCAAGCGCGTGGATCCTTCGGCGCCGGAAACCCCTATCGCCCAGATGACGTGGGCTGAGGTGCAGCGCTACCGGACTGCTGGGGAGAGGATCCTCCGCATTGAGGAGTACCTGGAGGCCTACGGCCGATCGCACGTCACCGTGCTGGACCCGAAGTACTCGGCCCAGCAGTGGACCGATCTCGCCGCCAAGCTGCCCGCGGACGCGAAGAGCCGAGTCATCTGGAAGAGCGCTGGCGACGCTGCGTGGCTGGCCGCTCAGTGGAAGGCTGCCGGCTGGAGGTGCTGGGGGTACGCCTACGCTCAGCACGCTTCTGACGGCAGCCTTGCTAAGTGGGCCCCCTCGTGGGACTATCTCGGGTTCCCGTGGGACGCTCCGCCCCTCGCCTGGAAGGTGGCCACGTCATTCGGCAAGCCGGTGTGGGCCCACATCTGCCCGACGAAGGCGGCCTACGATCGGGGCCTCCAGAACGGCGCCGTCGGATGCATGGTGTCCGGTGTGGCGGACGTACTGAAGACGGCCCTCGTGTAGAAGAAGACCCCGCCCGGCTGGGCGGGGTCTTCTTACAGTCCCTCTAGGAGTAGAGCTCCCAGGACGAGGCGTTGCCGTCCCTGGCCTCGAAGGTGAGGATGGCCGGCCTGGTGGAGTCGCCGGAGATGTTCGTCCACCAGTCCGATCCGCGATCGGCCGACGGGCAGGAGATGATCCATCGAGCATCGCCTACCTGGTTCACGGCGAAGTTGTGCCAGTGCCCGTGGACCAGGATCCTGGCGGCGTAGAGGCCGCTGCGGCGGCCGAACGCGAGGTCCCTGAACCATCCGGGCACCTTGCTCTGCGAGCCCGCCAGATGGCCGTGCGTGAAGCCGATGCAGGTCCCGTCGGCCGCGTCCACAGTGACGGCCTCCTCCCACTTCTCTGGGCGGAAGAACGTCACGTGCTCGAATCCCTCACGGTCCTCGACGATGTCCTCGATGTTCTTCGAGATCATGATGCCGAAGTCATCGTCCGGAGCGTTGGCGCGGCTGTTCTTGCCCATCCCGGTCCTCACCGCGCAGTGGTTGGACGGGACCGCGACGTAGTAGAGGGACTCGCACAGCGGGGCGAAGGTCTTCAGCGCCTCCGCGTAGAGGCGCTGCACGGTGCGGATCTGGTCAGTCAGGCTGAGGTCGTTGGTCTGGGCCTGCGCCGCGACGTTCCAGAAGCCTTCGGTCGAGTCCCCGACGTCGGCGAGGATGATTCGCTCGTAACCTCCAACAAGTCGGGCGTCATCCGCGATATCGTTGATAGCCCTCCGCACCAGGCGAACCGTGTCCTCGGTTCCGCCACCGCTACCAGTTTTCCCGGCCTGCAGGTCCGCCATGCAGACCACAAGAGTCTCACCCTTCTCAAGGACTGGGCGGGGCTTAGGGAGTAGGGGCTCCCGGAAGACCGTCTCCAGATCCTCGTAGGAGAGACGCTTGGCCTCCTCCATCTCGAGAGTGCCAGGACGGTACTCGATCTTCTCGTAGGAGCCGTCGGCCAGGCGTACCGTCTTGCCGCGCTTCGTGATGGCTCCTACGGGGAGGTCGAAGAACGCGTCTCGGTCGAGCTCGTCACGGCCTTTGCGCTTAAGGGCGCGCCGGCGGCGGCGCACCGTGGCCTCCGAGGTGTTGAACTCCTCGGCCAGGTCGATGTTGGTCTTCCGTTCGCGCTCAGGCAGCGCGTCGTTGGCGATGATCGCCTCTTCCAGCGGGCTCATGGGTCTCCAATCTAGGGATTTGCTGGGAGTACTGAGATCAGTCTAGACCTGTCCCCACCCTTTTCCACAAATCGGCCGCGGAATTGAGACCTGAGTGACGTCTACCACTCCCGCATCCTCAGAAGCGGATTGCCCTTCTCACGATTCCAAGTTACCTTGGAAGAGTCCACCACAACTGCGAAGGAGCATCCAATGACGTCCCTCTCAACCAATCACCTCGCCTTCCCAGGCAACTTCAGCCCACTGACCGAGCGGCGAGTGTCCGCCCAGGCGTGGGCCAACGCTATGCGCCCCTACCTCCGCCACGTTCACACCGTCGAGAAGGACGGCGTCGCCGAGGTAGTAGCGGAGAGCGGCAACGACCTCGTGCTGACCCTCACCCAGTCGGACGAGAAGCGCGGTCGCTGGCCCCTGTGGACTATGGAGGTCTACTCGCGCCGCAGCCGCGTCGAATACTCGTACAAGGTCGGCAACCTCCATGACGTGCTAGTCTCTCTTCTGCACGAGCTCTGAGCCATCACCCCCGCCTAGTCAGCGGGCCCAGGCCTCGCCAGGCAATGGCGCCACGCAGAAAACCCCCACGGTTCGAGGTCGTGGGGGTTTTCTGTTGCCCAGAGCACCCCACCCGGAAATTGTGAGCACTTCACCTGTCACCTAACAAGATGTAGGCTGAACCCATCACCCGGCGACGGCGACCGCCGTCCCAGATAGGAGCAGTCATGAGCATCATGGACCTGGAGAAGGTCGTGAGCCAGGCCAGGCAGGCCGCCCAAGGCTCACACACGCCCTGCGGCCCGATCACGTGGGTCTGGGGCAAGGAGGACCTGAAGGGCCTCGTCAAGGCGATCCACGAGTCCTCCGAGGTCGTCATGGACCTTGAGACCACCGGCCTGGACGAGTACGCGGAGGCCGGCGGCGACACCAACGGCGGCTACCCCGCCCGGATCGTCCTGGCCTCTCTCACCCTCCCGAGCGCGGAGCGCGCCGCGGCCGGCACCTACGACTGGCGCCGCTTCGACGGCGAGCAGCCGATGACCTACCTCGTGCCCCTCTCCCACCCGGCCAGCCCGCTGCTGGGCTCGTGGAGGAAGGTCATGGCGATCATCGGCCGCGAGATCAACCGCAGCGGAAAGCCCTTCGTCAACGCGAACATCAAGTTCGACGCCCGATGGGTATTCGCCCAGGCCGGCGTGGACCTGTCCGACCGCATCGAGTGGGACACGACCGTCTCGTCCCAGCTGGTGGACACTGAGGCCCGCACTCGCCTCAAGATTCGCGCCGCGCGCGACTTCGGGATCGAGGAGTGGGACGACTTCGACCTGAGCACCCCCGGCGCCGCCGAGCGGGTCGACCTGATCCAGCTCGGCGAGTACGCGGCGCGTGACACCTACTACACCTGGAAGATCGAGGAGGAGCACCGCGAGCAGATGTTCCTCACCGGTGACGAGGAGCCCTTCGACTCCGACGACATCCAGATGGCCCGCCTGGGGAAGGTCGCCACCTACGTCGCCATGCCTACTGTGAAAACCCTCACAAAGGTTGAGCAGCGCGGCTTCCTCCTCGACGTGGACTGGGTCCACGCCAAGATCGAGGAGATGGACGGCCTCCGCCTGAAGGCTTGCGAGGACATCCTCGGCCTGTATGGGACAGCCCCGGCCCCGGCGCCGGCGAAGGACGGCGTGACCACGGCCGCGACGTCGAAGTGGTTCCAGGGCTTCGTGGCTCAGGCCATCGAGGCCGGCGACCTGCGCGTGACGGCACGCACGGACTCCGGCAACGCGCAGTGGAACAAGGCGGTCCTCATCGCCCAGCAGCGCCAAGGCAGCCCCGCCGCCGACGCGCTGCTGCGCCACCGCGACGCGACGAAGACTCTGGAGTTCCTGCGCTCGTGGCTGGAGCTGCGTGACCCTAACAACGTGATCCACGCCACCTACAACGTGGGATTTGTGAAAACGGGAAGATTAAGTTGTTCTTCTCCCAATCTCCAGCAGTGCGCTTCGTCACTAAAGCCGGCCTTCATCCCTCGGCCCGGACACGTACTGCTCGACCTCGACTACAGCCAGGTCGAGCTGCGCGTGGCGGCGTTCGTGTCGCGCTCGCAGCCGATGATCGAGGCCTTCCAGCGCGGTGACGATCTTCACAGGCTCCTCGCCGCGAAGATCGCCGGCAAGGCTCCGGAAGACGTCACCCCCATGGAGCGCAAGCGGGCCAAGGCCGGAAACTTCGGCCTCCTCTACGGCATGAGCCCCGGAGGGTTCCAGACCTACGCCGCCACAGCCTATGACGTTTCTCTCACTTTGGCCGAGGCCCAGGCTGTCCACAGCGCCTTCTTCGAGATGTGGGACGGGATGCGCCAGTGGCACGAGCGCTCCAAGCGCCGGGCCTACGAGCGCGGCTACGTGACGTCCCCCATCGGCCGCACGCAGTGGCTCAGCGACCTGTACTCGAAGAGCTCGTTCAAGGCATCCCACGCCGAGCGCAACGCCCTGAACAGCCCCGTGCAGGGCTTCGGCTCGGACCTGATGCAGATGGCCGCCGCGTCGATCATGGGCACCCTGCCGGGCTACCCCCTCCCCAAGGTCGAGGGGGCCCACGTCGTGGCCACCGTCCACGATGAAATCTGCATCGAGGTCCCTGAGGACCGCTGGCAGGAGATTCTGGTCGAGTGCAAGCGCCGTATGGAGGACGTGAACACCTTTCTGCGACCGCTCGACTGCCAGATGGACGTACCGATCGTGGCGGGGCCGTCGGCCGGCACTCGCTGGGGAGTCCACGACCTGCACGACGAGGACGACCCGCTCCCGCAGGTCTGATACCCGCCTCACACCTTTGAGACTTACGTCTCAAATCCTCAAAACCTGGAATACGTTGAAAACACTGGCAAAACTGCCTATTCCCAAATCCGTCAGAGATCTACACCACACTTTAGGAGACATCATGCGCAACGCACTTCGCACCTACCCTGCCCGCCCGGCCACCTTCCAGGGCCGTCCGGCCGTCCAGATCCGGGACCCGAAGAACGAGATCGAGTACTGGGTCGAGATCACCGAGGAGCCCGACTCCGCCGGCCGCTACCACGTCGTGAACCTCCTGTGCCGCCCCGACGAGGGCGTCCGCTTCCCCGACAGCATCCCCCACCGGACCCTCTGCGAAATCGCCGCAAACGTGCTCCAGAGGCGCGAGGAGCCTGCTCGCGGCGGCAACCGCTACAAGGGTCCCGAGGTCGAGTTCCTGCGCGAGCAGATCGGGCAGGGCAAGACCCGCACGGACATCGCCAAGGACCTGGGAAAGAGCATCTACACCGTGGACTCCTGGCTGCGCCGGGCACGTCGGATCGACCCGGACTTCCCGGGAACGATCACGAAGACCGGCAAGCGCCGCCCGCCGCGCAACAAGGAGCGCAGCGCCGAGGCGAAGGCTCGCGCCCGTGAGCGGATGCTGAAGGACATCTGAGACCCCGTCACGAAGGGCCCCTCCCAGATCGGGAGGGGCCCTTTTGCGTGCCCTGAATCACATCCCCGCGCGGTGACGCGTTCTGAGACAGGTGTCCCGCCTAGTGAGACAGTGGCCGCGGTCACGGAGTTTTAAGCACGGTTGGGAGGGTAAATAATGCTTATGTCAAAATGTGTATGCCAAGTTACAGGTTCCCCCTGACTCGGGCGTGTCGCACCGCAACTTCCGCGTGTCGAGCCCCATTGCTCGGATTAACCCGTATGCCTTCATACTATTCCCAGATCTGGGTGTGATGAATGTCTGACTTTAAAACCACTATTCCGTGAACAACGTCACCGGTTTGCCCTTGCAACGCTCCCCGGAATTCGATACCCCGCGCGCCCGCGCGCCCACACACACACTCGCGTCCTTCCCCCCTGACGAAGTCAGGGGGGGAAGGACGCTCCTGTGTGTGTGTAGTGGAATATATGTATATATGTGACCGGGGCCACTTCCGTTGCCGATGCCGTTTCCGCACCCGTTGCCGGTTCCGACCCGACCCCTCGTTCCGCTTCGCTCCACCTCGGGGTCGGGTCTTTGAACCCCGGTTCGGGCCTTGCCCGTCGCAGGCGCCGGGGAGCCTTCGCCCCTGCGGTGTCCGCGTGTAGGGCGCTGCGGCGCTGGGGCGCCGGTCGCCCACGCGTCCTCGCAGGTTCTTGGCTCCAGGCGGAGAGGCTTTCCTCGGGTCGCCGCGTTGAGGCTCGCTCCGCTTCGCTGCGCTCGGTCAACGCGCCCGCCCCTCGGGCCTCTCTGCGACCTCAGGCTACGGCGGCCCGCTGCGCGACCGCACCTTCGTGCCGGGGATAGGGCCGCGCATCCCGCTCAGAGCCCGTGTAAGCGATTCTGACGGACTTTTACCCGGTCTCCGCATCCCGGGAAGGGTCCGGCCCAGAAAGGCGCTCAGAACGGCTTAGAACGGTTCTAGGGAATTCCGGTGCCGGCCGAGAACCTTCGTTACGGGAGGAGCCGCCCCGCCAGAAATGTGACGACGTTCACCCTAGAAATGCCGCGCTCGAGTTGCATCCGACCTCGGGAAGGGGTTCAATAGATCCATCACCGCCGAGGGAGCGAAACTCTACGAGCCGGCCGACGCAATCCAGCGGCGGACTACCGGCCCGACCTGAGGAACTAACCCGAGGCGCTGAGATACCCAGTCAGCTGGGAGGCTTTGCGAGTACGCGATGGCCTGGACGGACGGGGCTCAGACGGGACACGCCTCCCGAGGCTCTAAGCCAAGTCGACCACCGCTACAAGGCTCGTACGGCCCGGATAGCTGGATCACATCAATCATCTTCACAGGCAGCGGGAAAGGCCTTGCGTGTTCCCCATCGCCCCCGGCTCGTAGTTAGGGGCGGGCCGCCAAACGAGTCTCCGATGTCAGTGAAGGTGTAGGACCGCGGGTTGAAGGCCCTAGGTTCGCCGAGAAGCACGCACAGAACAGTGCGAGGGGGACGGGGACCGGAGGACAACTGGAAACACGGTTCGAGGTGTCATCGACAGGTCCCGGAACGCGAGGAGAAGCGGCCTCAGGGCGCCTCGCTGAAACGCTTCCCCAGGTTCCCCGGCAAGCCGGCCCACTATGAGCGCTTCGTCATCACCGTCGAGCTCGGACTGGGTACGAGGTCTGAGAGCGCTGGGCGAGGGGAATCGCCCCTTCGGGACCGTGCGAATGTGTGATGAATTCAACCGGCGACGTACGCGAGGAACTGAGACAACTGATTCGCCCGGACGTCTAGGCAACGTCCCCATGAGCCTTCGTCGTAAGGACTTACCAGCTGCGGGACGCAGCAACGCCGGCCGATACCGGCCACCGAACGTTTGAAGTTCCACCACTCTTCGGGTAGTGTATGCGGGGCATACATCCGGACAAGGAGACAGACATGCCCCGCCCCAGCAAGGACAAGCTCGTTCCGTACGTGGACGACCGCCCAGACCTCGACCAACGGTTCGCACCGCTGGATGCCCCTACATCAATAGACTTCGGCCGGAAGCCGGGCGACCCTTCCAGCCCTCGAAAGTCGGTGAGTTTCACGATGCGGGAGGCTACCTGGGACCGAGTCGCCCATCGGGCAGAGCGCCAGGGTCTGCAGCCCAGGATCGTCCTGGCGCGCCTCATGGAGGCGTACGGGAACCGCGAGCTCGACCTCGCTCCGCACCCCTCGGGAATCAAGGTGACTCCGCATCGGACCACCTTCTCCAATCCAGACAACCCCTCGAACCGGTGACCGGACGCCTACCGGTCACCGGTTTCAGGGCATCTACCCGCCACATCCACCCCTAGCAACCTACCCAGGACCCATGAGCACCACTGAGAAGCACAACGCGGACGTCGTCGAGGCGGCCCTTGACGCGTACCGCAGGGGACTGACTCCCCTACCCATCCCCCGCCACTCCAAGAGCCCCACGATGGCCGGCTGGACCCGGCTGCGCTGGCCTGACCCGACGACCGACACCGGGGAGGGCGAGGACGCCGTCCGGGCCGCCTTCGAGGAGTACACGGCCGGGGGCTCCACGAACCTCGGCGTACTCCTCGGCGAGGCGTCCGGAGACCTCATCGACGTCGACCTCGATCACCCCGCGGCCTCGCGCCTGAAGTCGTACCTGCTGCCCCACACGGCAGCGATCCACGGCCGCGAGACGTCCCGCAAGTCGCACTACTGGTACCGCGCCAAGCCCGGCACCCTGCCGGCGACGCGGCGCCTGCGCATCCCCGACGCGTCGGGCCGAGGCTCGGGCGTGTCAGTCGAGATCCGCGGCAACGGCGCCCAGACCATCGTGCCGCCCTCGATTCACCCGGCCACGGCCGAGACCTACGAGTGGGAGGGAGAGCCTTGGGGCGGTGACGAGGGGCCGGCCCTCGTTGACGGGACCGAGCTGCTGGCCCAGGTCATCCTCCTCGGCCTGTGCGCCGTCCTGCTGGACTCGTGGCCCGGCCCCGGTCAGCGCCACGATGCCTATGTGGCCCTCGCTGGCGGGCTCCTCCGTTACGGGGACTCGCAGACCGTGCACCCGTTCTGGGAGCGCAACGCCGGCCTCGTCATCCGGACCCTGGCCCTCGCCACCCACGACGAGGACGGAGCCGAGCAGCGCGAGCGCGAGGCTATCTACACCACCAAGCGCCGACTCCGGGAGGGCGGGGAGGCCACCGGCTTCACCCGCCTGGCCGAGTACATCGGCGAGGAGAGCGTGCAGATCGTCGAGCGCCTCGTGCGCGACGCGGAGTCCGTGGCCGGCTTCGTGCCGGACGTGGCCGGCGACATTCCCGGCTGGCAGCCGCCGTGGGCGCGTCAGTGGGACGGTCTGACGATCGAGCTCGACGACTCCGCCCCCGCCCCGACGTTCGTCGCGGCCGGTGACTCCTCAGAGCCGCGGTCCCTCGGAGAACTCGGCCCGGCCGTTGGAGCCGAGTCTGGTGAGGGGGATCCGGAGTCAGACGAGATCCCCGTCGAGGAGATTGAGGAGGACGAGAACCCCGACCCACTGGACGCCCGCCCCTCGTCCTGGAGCCCCGTCGATCTGGAGCCCTACCTGACCGGGAAGCTCACCGTGCCCGACCCCGAGGTCTGCCGTCGCAACGACGGCGCCTGCCTGATGTACCGGGGACGCGTGAACATGCTGTTCGGCTCCTCGGAGTCGGCCAAGTCTTGGATCGCCATGGCGATCTGCCTTCAGGAGATCGAGGCCGGCGGGCGCGCCCTGTACCTCGACTTCGAGGACGAGCCGGTCCAGACGCTGAACCGCCTGCGCCTGCTCGGTGCCGTGGACGATGACCTCCGGGCCCAGTTCTCCTACATCCGGCCCGAGGGGCCGCTGGCCGACATGCAGCGCAACAAGTGGGGCAAGGACCAGCCGACCAAGTCCGGTGAGTTCGCCCAGGACCAGTTCGACATGGCCCTCCAGTCCCTCGATCCAGACATCATCGTGGCTGACGGTATGACCGCTCTCTATGGCCTGCACGGGCTGGACGCAAACGACGCCGTGAGTACGGACGTCATCACGTCGTGGCTGAAGCGCCTCACGCGCAACGGGCGCTCGACCGTCATCATCATCGACCACCAGGCCAAGAGCGCCGAGAAGGGCTCCATGCCTATCGGTTCCCAGCACAAGGTCGCCATGGTGCAGGGCACTCTGCTCCAGGTGTGGCCAATCAAGCAGCCCATGCCCGGCGACGTCGGGGAGATGGAGCTGGTCGTCCTGAAGGACCGCCCGGGACAGGTCCGAGCCCACTCCCAAAAGACCGGAGGACGGGGCAAGGCGCAGGTGGCCGGGGTGGTCACGCTCGACAGCCGGGCTGAGGGCCGCTCGTCCCTCGTCATCACTCCCCCACGGCGCACCCCCTCGGGCGGTGGTGGCACCTTGAATGCCAACGGCGAGGACGTAAACGACGTCGAGCGCCGCGTCGAGCTCGACTTCACGGACATGTCCAAGATGATGGAGAAGCTGGCCCAGCGTCAGGACGATGAGGACACCGTCATCGGGGCGTTCCGAGGGGAGCTGGGAGCCGAACTTAACTCTCGGGAGCTTTTCGACATCGTCGATACAGACCTCCCCCGTAAGCGGACCAAGGCGGCCCTTGACCGCCTAGTCTCTCGCGGCTGGATCATGTCCACCGGAGGCCGCGGCGGGCTCGAGTACACTCTGGTCGCCGTCGGAGAGGACGGTCCTGTGGAGCGGGACCTGGACGAGAGTAGTGACGAGAACGGAGGTGAGAGCTGAGGTGCGCGACTTCGACAAGCTGCCACTGCTTACTCCTGAGGAGGCGTTCGAGCGGGCGAGGGAGGTGGGCCGGAACCGTCTCCTGTTCGATCACGACTACCGTGTGCGAGGGCTGGACGACTGGAAGGCGATCGAGACGCTGCTCCGGCAGTACGACGTCGATGATGCCTTCATAGCGTCGTTCGGTCTGAAGCGCTTCGAGGAGATATTCGACGTGTTCGCCATGCTGTCGGATAGGGGCTGGAGTCTTTGGCAGACGTCAGCAAATGTCTACGTCGACGGGGAGCTCAGGACTGTTCCCGCCATCCGGGCCCACTACCGCGGGGACTAGCCGGAGAATCGGCTCTATATTAACGGAATCTACCCTAGTGACTTACGTCACTAGGGTAGATCTTTACAGGGTATTGCATCCCGTCATACGCGCCGAGTAGTCTTGAGCCATCGAAGGAACGACCGCTACGGCGGGAAGGAGAACTGAAATGGCACACAAAGGCTCTATGAGAGCGCAGCGTAAGCGCTGGGCTCAGTGGGAGGCGTACCGGAACGAGATGTACGTGACCGACGAGAAGGCCCTCGCCCGCGCTTACCGGGAGTACAGCCTGACCGGAGTCCTGGAGGATCCGTGGACCGGTGACCGGTACTGCCCCTCCTGCGAGAAGCCCGAGCAGTACTGTGACTGTGGAGGAGCCTGATCCAGTCCAATCATTCCAACCTACCCCGCCACCCTATCAAAAAGGAAGCACTATGAGCCCCAAGCCGGGAACCTACACCCTGGCCACCCCCAACGCCGTCTACGCCAATCGCGCCCTGAGCCACGCCTACCGGGCCGTCGGAGTTGCCGCTGTGAGCGCGTCCCTCCACCTGCTCGACCTGGGCCCTGCCGACCGCTTCCTAGGCATCGTCCTGGGAGCGTGGATCCTCTTCGAGTTCGCTCAGATCATCCGCTACGGGATCAAGGCCCTCAAGGCAGGTCGACGGGACGGCCGTACCCTGACCATCTCGATCCACGAGGGCGCCCTCGTGTCGATCCCCGAGGAGGCGTCCTGTGAGATCTCTTCTTAAAGCTGTTGCATCCATAGTCAAGACCTATAGAAAGAGGACGAAGTGAGCCGCACCGGAATTGTCAGCGCTGAGGAGATCATGCGCCGCGTCCGGGAGTCCCCGACCGGGGACGTCAAGGATGTCGACATACTCGCTGTCAAGGGGAAGAAGCCCATCTCCTACGTCCCTACGCGACGGGCCGGTAAGGGGATGACGAAAGCCGAGCTCGTCGGAGAGTACGTCCGATATCTGACCGACATCTACGACCGGCGAAAGACCCTGCACGGCCTCCCGGAGGACGTGCGCCAGGCCCGCATCCTGGCCGAGGCTGAGAAAGCCGCGGTCAAGCACTTTGAGGAGAGATCATGAGTACCTACCTACATGTCGAGGACGACGCCCGTCTTAAGGCGTTGAGTGCTGGCATCCGGCTGAAGCGCCTGAAGGACGTCATCCCTGGAGAGGACTACGTACTGCACGCCTCCTACTGGTGGAAGGTACTCGGGGAGGCTGCTGGTAAGTGGGACCTGGACTTGGAGATCGCCGGACCCAGCTCCTGGGAGAAGCCTGCGACCTCGGTACTGGGCGGAGACGGGGGCAGCCTTGTGGTGACGGCCTCAGACCACTCGGGACTCCAGTTCCGCGATGGCGTACTGCTCGACATCGTGTGGCCGTGCTGCGGACTCATCTATGTCGAGAGCGCTAGCCGTCGGGGAGTGGGGGACGACCCCGAGGAGCGCGTCTTTGGAATCTTCGCCCGCCGCTACGATGCCGACGGGTCTTCTTACTACGCCCCAGTCGACCAGGAGATGCAACCTGGCGTCGCGTCCGACTGGATCCTCGATCCCCGATTCGACCTGATCCTCAGTTGGGAGCCGGTGGACGTGGCCGAGCTGCTGCGTGCGTACTCGGAGGGGACCGGTGACTAAGTTCGAGTTCGGAGGCCCGCCGCGCTTCGCCCACCAGAGGCGCGGCCTGGCCAAGCTCATAGCCTGCAACGGCGTAGGAGCTCTACTCATGGAGCCCGGGACAGGGAAGACGGCGGTCACTCTCGACTACTGCTCTCTGCTGGCGCTGGCGTCTCACCGCCGGGAGGCCCGTGTCCTCGTGATCGGCCCCCTCGCCGCCGTTGATCAGTGGGCGCTCCAGGCTCCGAAGTGGGTCAGCCCTCAGGTCAACGTGTGGGCCGAGGCCCTCGGCGGATCGGTCATGCAGCGCGTCGAGGCCCTCCGCTCCCGCGGCGGGAAGGAGGTCGCCAAACCGACTGGCGGCCGAGGCCGCGGCGCCGGGGACGGCTCCCGCGCCGTCCACGCTACGCGGGCCTGGGCGCTGGCCGCCCGCCGGGACGGCGTCGCGCTGGACCGGAAGATGGCGGCCAAGGCAGGCCCGGACGTCCTCGGAGGCTCCAAGCCCCGCCTTGTGATCGAGGCGATCAACCTGGACACTCTGTCCCAGCGCCGTCAGGTCGGGTCCAAGACGATGGCCGATGTCGTGCTGAGCGCCGTCACGGACTTCGACCCCGATCTTGTCGTGATCGACGAGATGCACAAGATCAAGTCCGTCTCTTCCAATGCGTCTCGCCTGGCGGGACGGATCGGCTCACGTGTTGGGCGCCGGATCGGCCTGACCGGGACCGTCATCCCCCACAGCCCCCTCGACGTCTACGGACAGTGGAGGTTCCTCGACCCCCGAGCGTTCGGGCGAGTGCAGCCGAACGGCGAGCGCCGCGTGGCGACGTTCAAGCACTTCAAGGAGGACTACGCCGAGATGGGCGGGTACATGGGGCACGAGGTCGTAGGCTTCAAGAACCTGGACCGTCTGGAGGAGATCATGGGCGAGCGCTCGTCGGTCGCCATCAAGGGGGAGTGCCTGGACCTGCCCGACGCCGTCGATACGGCCCTCCCCGTCGCCCTGAGCCCGAAGGAGCTGAAGGCTTACGAGGACATGCGGACCAAGCTTCAGGTCGAGTTCCGCGAGGAGGACGACATGCGAGAAGCGGCCGGCGGCGGGGACGCCGCCACCGCGGCCAGCCGGCTGGTCCGCATGACGCGGCTCCGCCAGATCACGGCCGGCCACCTCCCGGACGACGCCGGCGAGGTGCGAGAGATCGGGAGGTCCAAGGCGAAGACCATCGCCTCCCTCATTCACGACACGCTGGAGGACGAGAAGCGCATCGTCGTGTTCGGGACCTTCACCAGAGAGCTAGCGGCTCTGGAGGAGGAGATCTCTGACAAGCGGACCACGGTACTTAGGATCGACGGCGCCACCAAGCCTGAGGACCGCCTGGCGATGCGGCAGCGCTTCGGGTCCGACGACTCGGACCGGCTCGTCATCGTCGCCCAGATCAAGACGCTGTCGGTCGCCGTGAACGAGCTGGTCACCGCCCGTAACGCGATCTTCGCCTCGCTGCCGTGGCAGCGCGACGACATCGTCCAGGCCCGCGACCGGCTCAACCGCCTCGGACAGAAGAGCGCGACCACGTTCTGGTATGCGCTCGCACCGAACACCGTGGACGATCTAGTCTTCCAGGCCTATCAGGACCGCACGGACCTAGAGAAGACCCTTATGAATCACATCTACTCTGATAGGAAGTAGCAGTCACCGTGAGCCCCACCCAGCGTCCAGAGGAGGACGTCATCACGGCCGAGAAGGCCACCTACTCCTCACTCACCCTGCACCGCCGCTGCCCGCAGGCGTGGAAGTACCGCTACCTCGACGGCCTGCGCCGCTCCCGGTCGGAGGTCACCCCGGCCCTCGACTTCGGATCGTGGTTCCACGCCGTGCGAGCTCTGGACCGGATCACGAAGGGAACTGCCGAGGGGACCCTTAAGGCCCATCCCGAGGAGATTCAAACCACGGACACCGGCCCCACCTTCCCGTGGGACGCTTCGCCGTCGGACGTCATGGAGGCCGCCGTCGAGTACTGGGACCGCCTCGGACCGGACGCCCGCGAAGCGTGGCTCGACTGGCTGGGCCAGCCCCTCCCTCAGCGCCTCTCCCATGTCTACGCCGAGTGGCGTGAGCGGTGGGCCGAGGAGTCCGAGAACGAGGCCGTCCTTGCCGTCGAGCAGCGCTGGGAGCGCGAGGTCCCCGGCACCGGTGTCACGCTCTGGGGCTACGCGGATGAGGTCTATCAGGATCGTAAGCGCGGCATCGTCGTGGTGCGGGACTGCAAGACCTCCGGCACACTCGGCCAGGTCACGAGCCTGGACGAGATGATGGACAGCCAGGTCCAGCTCTACGCCTGGGGCTTGTCCCCTGCCTTCGCCGAGTGGGGAGTGCCTACTCCTCGAGCCGTCGCCTTCGACCGGGTCCGGTCCAAGGCCCCCAAGACCCCCAAGATCACGAAGGCGGGCAAGCTCAGCGCGTCGGTCAAGGACTATGACCTGCGGACCTACCTGGAGTGGTGCGCCGACGGCGTCCCATTCGAGGGCATGAAGAAGGACGGAAGCTCCTCCGGCACTTACACGGCCGAGGAGGCCGAGATCGAGCGATTGACCTCGCTCCAGACCGTCTCTCAGTGGTTCGCCCGGCACCTGACCCCGGTGAGCCCCTACCTAGTGCGCTCGCACCTCCAGGCCGCGGCCGACACCTGCTCGGACATCTCCCGGACTCGCGTCCGCGCCGATCGTCGGGGCGAGGCGCCTCGCAACTTCGGGAAGGCCGCGTGCCAGTTCTGCGAGTTCGCCGACCTGTGCCGTGCACAGATGGTCGGTGGCCCTGGAGGCGAGTACGCTCCGGAGGAGTACGGACTTCGCTACCGTGACCCGTCTCACAGCGGCAGGTAGCCTTCCGGGATTGCAATGCCCGCCGTCATACACCTATAGTTAAGTCACCACCCAGACAGCGGAAGGAAATTCAATGGCCAGTTTCGCCGGCGTAAACATCGTTGACGTGAACGAGGAGGCAGCCGACTACGGCCGGTGGCTGATCCTCGGGGCACAGGGGGCCGGAAAGTCGAGCCTCGCCTCGACGGTCGCCACGATGGGCAAGACCCTGTTCATCGACCTCCCGGGCGAGAAGGGGACTCAGTCCTTCAAGAACGCCCCCTACGCTAAGAACATCGACGTGGTACGTCCCGAGAGCGTCACCGCACTCGATGACATTTTCTGGAGCCTGGACAAGGGCGGCCACGGCTACAAGGCCGTCATCCTCGACAGCCTCACGGCCCTCCAGAAGATGACTATGCGCTACCTCACCGGCTTCTCAGAGACCGCGGTGCGCGAGATCAAGCAAGGCACAGCCCCGGCCGACCAGCGCACGTGGGGTCAGGCACTCGACATCATGACCGACACCGCCGTGTTCTGGTACGGCCTGGCCGACGGGAACCGTTCCGAGCCGATGCACGTCGTCATGACTGCTCAGGTCAAGATGGTCGAGGACGAGATCAACGGCGGCGTTCGCCGCTCACCGGACGTCCAGCGCGGCGCCCAGTCGATCATCCGCGCCACTCCCAACTACATCATCTACGCCGACGTCGAGGAGGACCTCGACAACCCCGGCCGAGACGACGGCCCCTCGCTGAAGCACGTCGTTCGCTTCGGCACCGACCCGGAATACGGGACCAAGGCCCGTATTCCCTACAACCTTCGCGGGAAGGTTCCGTCCGTCCTCGGACGGGACAAGCCCGTGACTCTGGAGAAGCTCTCCCACTTCCTCGGAGTAGGCGGAGTCCCGGAGCGCAAGCCCGCCGCCAAGTCGGACAAGTCCGACGCCTGACCACCCAGTAACCCAACCTCACAGGAGAAATCACCATGGCCCTGACCTTCGACTTCACCAACTACAAGGACACCTCCTCCGCCCGCGTCGCCCCCGGCACCTACCACGCCGAGGTCTCTGACTTCGAGGAGAAGGTCTCCAAGGCCGATAACGCGATGTTCGTCGTCTACCTACGGATCACGGAAGGCCCGTACGCCGGTCAGCAGATCATCGACCGCCTTCCTCAGACGGCGAAGGCGATGTTCCGCAGCGCCGCGTTCCTCCAGGCCCTCGGCGTCAAGATCGCCAAGAAGAAGATCGCCCTGAACCCGAAGAGCCTGATTGACCGCCCCGTGGACATCGTTGTGGAGGACGGCGAGCCCTACAACGGCCGCGTGAAGAGCGAGGTGCGCGAGTACCTCCGAGCCACCAAGCCGGCCAAGGCCGAGCCGGAGGCCGACCCTATGGGCTGGGAGGACGACGACCAGGCCGAGCCCGCCAAGACCGGGCCGGCTGATGACGCGGTCGAGCTTGACGTGGATGCCCTGGACATCGACGACCTGGACCTCTGAGTCCGAAAGCACGACGGCCCCGCTACGGCGGGGCCGTCTCCTTAGATAGAAAGGAGTGACATGGCTAGCAAGGAGAGCGGCGTCGTTGACGCCATCCGGCGCCGCATCGCTCAGATCTGGCCGGAGTCAGTCACCTGGAAGATGCACGGCTCGGTCTACATGGAGGCCGGAATCCCGGACGTTCTTTGCTGCGTCGAGGGGCGCCTGATCTTTCTTGAGGTCAAGCACCGGAAACCTGGTGAGTCGCGCGGCCACGCCCTGGCCCGCACTTCGGTCGAGCAGGTCCGCCAGATTCGACGTATCCGCGCCGCCGGCGGTGCCGCCTGCACCGTCCTGGACGCCGACGAGGCCGAGTGGGCCGTGCGTGAGGCGCTGACCGGATCGACCCTGTCGAGCATGTACCCGGTCGTTGGGGCTGGGGGTGATCTCAGTGGCGAGGGCTAGGCTGACGGCGACCGAGTTCGACTTCGTGCGTCAGCTCGAGTGGGAGACGATGACTCCCGCCCAGCTGAAGTCGGCCCGGGAGACCTGGAGAACGGGGGCCGTCTACCAGGATGAGGTGAATCCGCGGGTCTGGTGGGTGAGGTCCTACTCGGCCAGGAACGCTGGGGAGACCCGGAGGGCCGACGGCAAGCGGTTCCACCACGTGGTCCTGAAGTCGGACCACGGCTACCCGAGGTTCACGTGCACCTGCAAGCACGGCCAGCACTCGCGCTGGGCCTCGTGCTGGCACGCCAAGACCGTGGCCCGCATCTACCGGATCATGGTCGATCAGATGAAGCAGCAGGAGAAGGAGGATTTGCTCAATGAGCACCGCAGCAAGGGCCGTGATTGACGGCATCCCGGAGCAGCCTGACAGTGGAGTGTCCGATGCCGGCGACGCGCTCATGGTTGCCGGCGACACCGTCCTCTCCATCACTGCGGCCTGTGCCGGAATCCGGACACGCATGATCAGAGAGCAGGGCTGGGGCCCGGAGTTCGCCGAAGCCTTCTCCCAGGACCTAGTTCGAGCCTTCGTGAACCGGGCCCTGGCACCGTCCCAGGACGGGACCTCCTCTCTGGAGGGGCTGTGACTACCGCGAAGCCGCCGGCCCCTAGAAAGCCGGCCCCGCTGGATTACACGCGCCCGATCTGGAAGCGCCAGGACGGCGAGACCGAGGCCGCCTACGCGTCGTTCAAGACGTACCGCGACATGGAGCGCCGGAGGGTGCGGGACGCCCCTAACGGCAACTCCTACTCGGCCCGGTGGTCGTGGAAGGAGCGGGTCGAGGCGTGGGACAAGCACATGGCCGAGAACGAGGCGAACGAGCTCGTTCGCTATCGGATCGCCATGGGGGACCGCCACAGGGCCCTCGGGCGCAAGGCCCTGGAGAAGGCCGAGATGTGGCTCGACAGCCTCACCGAGGACCGGATCTCCCGCATGAGCGCGAACGGGATCGTCCAGATGATGGACGTCGCGGCGCGCATCGAGCGCGAGGCGGCCGGGGCCGGGGCCGACTCGGCCAAGATACAGGTCGAGGTCTCCTCTAATCTGGCCGAGATGACGGCCTCGGCCACGACGTCGCGCATTGAGCAGCTGGTTGCGGAGGTCGAGCGTCGCAAACGTGAGCAGGGCCTCATCGACGTAGGCCCGGCCGGAGTTGAGGTGATCGACGCCGAGCAGTAGAGTTGACCCGGGACACTGGGGCAGAGATACCGCCACCCTTTGGGATGAGGGGTGGCGGTATTCTGTATCCATATGAGATTCCACCCCAGCGATAGGAGATACCTATGCCACGCGTGAAGAAGCAGATGGAGCCGTGGGAGATGACCCCGGCCCAGCTCGAGGAGGAGCTGGAAGCGCTCATTAAGCGCCAGGCGTGGCTGGAGAACCAGCCGAAGTGCGACCGCCCCTCGTGCGACGGGCGGCCCCATGCCGGAGCCCCGTACCCTCACGACCCGACCTACCGCCAGGCGGCCGACCCTCTGGAGAGCGCTCAACAGCTCGACGAGGCGTACGCCGGCCGTCCTCACATCCAGTACCTCTCCGACCGGCTGGCCGAGGCAGTACGCGCCGTCGAGAGCGGCGAGAACCGCTACATGACTATCTCCATGCCGCCCCGTATGGGTAAGTCGACGCTGACCTCGATCAACCTCCCGATCTGGCTGCTGCGCCAGCACCCGGACTGGAAAATCGGCCTCATCTCCCACTCGCCGCAGCTTGCCACGGCGTGGGGACGCCAGGTCCGGCGCTTCGTCGAGGAGGACGGCGAGAAGTGGGGCATCAAGATCGCCAGTGACGCCGGCGCCGTGAGCGAGTGGCAGACTACGCGGGGCGGCGGCATCGTCTCCCGCTCGGCCCCCGGCCAGTCGATCACCGGTCTGGGCTTCAAGGTCATGCTGATGGACGACGTCGTGAAGGACTTCGCCGACGCGCACAGCGAGTCGAAGCGTGAGGCGATTTGGGACTGGTGGCAGGCCAACGCCGTCACCCGCCTGGAGCCTCCGTTCCTGTGCATCGCCATCGCCACCCGCTGGCACGAGGACGACTTCATCGGGCGCCTGCTGAACCCGGCCAAGAACCCCGACGCCGGCAAGTGGGAGAACGTGATCTTCCCCGCCATCGCCGAAGAGGGCGACCCGCTCGGCCGCGAGCCGGGCGACCCGCTCTACAGCCCCCTCGTCGAGGAGACCCGGGAGGAGGCTCTGGAGCGGTGGGACTCCCTCAAGCGCTCGGTGGGCTCGTACATGTGGGAGGCCCTGTACCAGCAGCACCCGACCCCGGCCGACGGGTCTATCTTCAACCTCGGATGGCTGCGGTTCTGGACGACCGACCCCTCCAAGGTCAAGGAGGGCGACGACTCGGTCATCCTTCTGCCTCGGGAGCGCCTGGAGCGGGGTCAGTGGCTCGACTCATGGGACCTCACCTTCAAGGGGAGCTCAACGTCGGACTACGCCGTCGGACAGCGCTGGTGCCGGCAGGGGCCGGACCGGTTCCTGATCGCCCAGCAGCGCGGCCAGTGGTCGTTCACTCAGACCTTGGAGAAGATGCTGCGCTGGTGCAACGCCGGCGACCTGGACGACAAGGCAAGCCCCGGAGGCTCCCTCGTCCACCAGCGCCTCGTCGAGGACGCGGCCAACGGTACGGCGGCCATCGACGTGCTGCGCAAGAAAGTGGCAGGTATCAAGCCGATCAAGCCCCGGTCATCCAAGGAGGTCCGGGCCCGGGCCGTGACGCCGGAGATCGAGTCCGGCAACGTTTACCTCCCCCATCCTTCGGACCCCGGCAACGGCTGGGTGAACGAGCTCATCTCCGAGATGCGGGCGTTCCCGTCAGGCCGTCACGACGACCAGGTGGATGCGCTGAGCATGGGCCTGCTCGGCCTACGCGACGCAGGGCAGGCGTCACTGTTCGTCCCGCGGGGCACGATCCGTCGCGCTGTGAGCGGTATCTCACTGGCGGGAGCGATTCCCCGGTTCTGATGGCTTGCATCTTCTGAGGGGTGGACGTATGATTTCATACGTCCACCCCAACTACGTCAGGAGACGATGTGAAGTCACCTAAGAACAACTGCCCGGAGTCAGTGCTCCGAGCGTCTCAGCGGCGCGTCGAGGAGCTGGAGAAGGCTCTTCAGTCCGCCTACTCCTGGGGATACTCCTCCGGCAAGCTGTCTGAGCTGGACGAGATCCTAGAGGCCGCGACCGTCCCGATCCCAGCCGAGATCATCACCCGAAACCGCATGATCGAGGTGTGGAGGGAGGGCTTCAGGAAGCACCACGGCTGGACGATTCCTCCGGAGACGCCGTCCCCGAGCCGTGAGCTCACTTGGATGCTGCACTACGCGGCCCTGCTGACCAATGCCGCGTACATGCGCAAGGAGACGGCCAGAGAGTGGCTGTGGAAGATCGCCCGAGCGGCGTCGAACCTCCTGCCAGAGGACTGCGATGTCTTGTCCCTCGCGCTGGAGGAGTACTCCCGCGCCGCCGAAAAGCATCCAGGCATGACGCTGGAGTGCGACGGACACACGGAAGCCACGCGACTGTTCGCCCTCGTAGAGGAGATCGGCGAGGTCGCGGCCTGCCTGACCTATGACAACGACGCTGAGACCGGCCACGGCTCGGACCTGGGGTCCGAGGTGACCCAGGTCATCGCCCTGTCCCTGGCCTGGGCTACCCGCTACCTGGAGGAGGGGCAGCCATGAGAAGCTGGCCTACCGCACCTATCATCCGTATCGTCAAAGGGTTTGCCTTTGGAGGCCGGCGTATTCGCGATGAGTACGCACTACGCACGTTTGACGGGGCCTACGTAATCGACGGGGCCCGGCTGGAGGCCTCCGTAGACTCCGATACCGGAGACAGCATCGACGCCTGGGAGGATGTTGCCCCGGTTCCCGCCGACGACCTGAAGAACCTTCGAGACGAGTTCCGAGGCGCCCCCATCTCTGAGCGCCGACTTAGGGCCCTCCTGCAGGTCACCTCAACCTTACCGCCGAAGACAGTTACTCCGCTGGACCGGGCCGTCTCGGAGGTGGAGGAGGACCTGAGTAGGTCGATGACTTCACTAGACACCTCCTCCGAGGAATATCTAGCCCTTCTGCTGGAGGCTCTCTCCAATTTTCAGGAGCTCGAGTACGGCCCGGCTAACCCGGAGAAGGGGAGGGTTTTGTCCAGGATTACCCGTCTCTGTGTTGAGTGGGTTGTGGGGATTTCCTACGCTGACAGTCCCTCCGGAGGTCAGGGCGAATCGGAAGTCTTGGCCGAGGTTCGGGGGCGGGTCGAATCTGATCCCGTCCCAGGAGGGTTCCTAGTCATGACCTCGCTGGCCGGAGACGCGGCTTCGCTGGTCGATGAGTCACGTGAGGCCGGGGAGGGTCGGAGTAGGCTGGGCAAGGGGTTGCCCGGGCTGGTCCTCACCATCGCTCATTATGCGCTAGCTCTGCGGGCCAAGAACTTGGAAGACGGTGAATAAAATGGAAGTCAGAGCGGGCCATATACCCAACCCTTATGCACTCAATACCGCCTACGCCGGCGGGCAGCCGCCTTGGGACCGTATCGAAGATCGTGGCGGGCGGTAGCGCCTGCCGACCGGTATTCATTCATCAAGTTCCTATAGGAGACACCTATGACATCAATCAACGACGTTGCAGACCTGCCCAAGCGCCTGGAGGAGTGGGCCGGCGGCAAGGGCTACCGCGAGTCCTTCGGGATCGACGCCGAGCGCGCGATGGTCCTGGACCTGCGCAAGCTTCTCTCACTGACCGTCCAGCAGGCCAAGGCCCTGGAGGACTCTCAGGAGCACGCCCATGCCCTGGAGCATCTCCTCCCGACCTCCCAGACCGACAAGCTGGAGCCGGAACCCGCACCCGACGATCCTCTCGAAGAGGCCGCGCGTCTCGACCGGAAGGCCCGCCGGGACGCGAAGCTGGCCCGCGCGGCCCTCCAGCAGGAGGTCCTGGCCGCCTACTCGCGCGGCGTGTCGAAGTCGGTCCTGAGCTCGGTCTCTGGCATGACTCGCCAGACCGTGGACCGAGTCCTCGGTCAATGGAAGCGCAAGCCGCCGAAGCTCGGCGACGGGGAGGGTGAGACCCAACTCACTCTGATCTGACCGCTGCGGGCTTGCTCTGGGCCGTATGACGGCATACGCTTAGGGCAAGCCCGCAGCCCCTACCACCTAGCGAGGAACCATGAGCACCAAGACCTCACCGACCAAGACGACCTGGACTCGCGTCTTCCAGCACCCTCAGGCGCAAATCAAGCCGCTCGACGCCGACACCCTGCACGAGGCGAGCACATGCCTCGTCTACGAGAACGGGGCGGCCGTCGCCCAGCTGAAGCGCTGCGGCCAGCGCTGCTGGGCCGTCTACCCGGCCGGCACGACGATCCCCGCCGCGTTCGGCGCCTCTGCCCTGGAGGCTGTGACGGCATGGATGAGCGTCCGGGATGGGGCGACCGCATGATCGCATCACTCACGGCCACCGCCGTCGCCATAACCCTCGGATTCCCGATCTTCGCGCTCGGAGAGCGCATCCGCGAGCGCGGGGAGCGTTCCTCAAGACCCCTGAACACCTCACCCACCAGAAAGGACATTTCGTGAGCAGATACAGTGCGTTTGACCGCCTGGCCCGGGATACTAGATCCATGGTCACAGCCATCCGAAAGACTTCGGCCGAGGGCGGCGGCCGCGTCCTCCTGGAGGAAGGAAACTTCGTCATCAGCGGAGAGACCTTCCCAGAGCTGGACCCCGCCGTAGAGCTGTACCTTGGGGATGGCGCGTGGCTGGAGGTCCGGGGAGGGCTTGTCCCTGCCGTTCAGTTGACCCTTCCGGATACGTACGTCGAGGCCCTGGACCAGTTACCCACAGCCCCCTTGAGGGGACGGCGTCTCTACTGGTCCGCGCCCACACCGCCCCTCGGCCTGGACGACCCGTCCCAGAACCCCTACGGCTACGGGGACGTGACTCTGTACGTCCCGGAGAGCCTGGAGCCCTCCTACCGCGAGAAGGGATTCTCCGAGTACGGCTCCCCGAGCCGCCGTTACCTCGAAATCTGGGACTACGAGCCGCCGGCCGCGGACTCCAGCCTCGAGGCCGAGACCGCCCCGGGGGAGGCCGTCGAGTCTCCCGAGCACTACACGTGGCTCGGGCAGTCGCTGGCCGAGCTCGGCCTGAGCGACGCCGCCAACGTCGAGTCGTGGGACGTGCTCGACGCGGCCTTCCCCTCCGACCCGCTGCTGTGGAACTGCGGCAAGTACCTGCTGCGGCAGGGCCGTAAGGGCGGGGAGGAGAAGCGCCTGGAGGACCTGCGCAGGGCCCGCCAGTACCTTGACCGGAAGATCGCCCAGTTGAGTCGGGGAGGTGAGTGACTGAGATCACCGTGATGTGGGGATAAATGGGCTGGCGCCGTCCTCAGGGGCGGCGCTAGCCTTATCTTGTACGTAGCCGACCACCCAACTCACAAAAGGACAGTGACATGAGCAACGCTGAGACCTACGCCGAGAAGATGGGCCGCATCGCCGAAGAGCTTCTGGACGTCCTGCGCGACGTCCTCGGCCCCGAGCGCCGCCTGCCCGAGCCCCGGGCTGACTACGCCCGATACGGCGACCACTCCGTCACCGTGCGCGACGGCGAGAACGGACGCGTAGAGGTGACAGCCTTCCTGACGCCGGACGGGGAGATCCGGGAGTACTCGGCCCGCCTCACCTACGGAGATCGAGAGCCGAGGACATGCGCCGCCGTCGGCCCCCTCCGCATGGACTTCTCCCAGGCCCCCGAGGAGCGCCCCACCATCCTCTACGTCCTCCCACTCATCGTCCGCCTGGACAGCGCGGCTGAGCGCATGCGGGACGCGCGGAGGGTCCTGGCAGCCGCCGGCCATGCCGTCGAGGACTGCGGGCCGACCCTCGTCCTGCGGGAGAGTCGCGCACTCGGATCGAGAGCCACCGCCACCGTCGAGCCAGACCCGGACAACGGCTTCCTGCGCGTGCACGGTCGAGATGCCGGGCAGGTTCGGGAGACCCTTCACCAGGCCAACGTGTACTAGACCACCGCCCCCGTCACCCTCTAGGAGAAACCATGAGCACCAAGACCGCCATGACCGAACAGGTAGCCACGCAGATCGACCGTCAGTGGCCGTACGGTCGCCTGAACGTGACGAGCACCGGCGGCGGGGAGTACGTCACCGTCGGCCCGAACAGCGCCCAGCTGACTGACGACTACTGGTACGTCCCGCGAGAGGGGCAGCCGGCCCGGCGCTACGGGTACGACGGCGTGGACGCCGTCGTCATCTCGGACACGCTGATGGAGGCCGTCGCCCACAACGGGCGCGCCTCCGTGAAGGACCGCGTCACCGCCTTCGACGTCCGCTGCCGGGTCCGACGTGTCGGTGACGTGAGCGTGATCGAGCTGCCTGGAGGAGCCGAGGCAGTCATCGCCCCTGCAGGCGGGGCCGTCACCCTGGCCTACGGCAAGGAGAGTCACCGGGTTCCCACCATTGGCCATGCCGTTATGGCCGTCGGCGCGATCCTCTCTCAGGAGTAGTGGCGCACTTCACCTCATACGCCCCGCTTGCGGCTTGCAGGCGGGGCGTATGCGTGCATACACTTACAACATGAGCATTCACCGCCCCGGCCCCGCCGCCACAGTCATCGCCACCATCGCCACCCTCGTCATCGCCGCCTGCGCCATTGTGGGTGCCCTGGCCCTGCGAGGCGTCGGGGACCGGCCTTCGCACCACATTGACCTGGTTGACGCCACCCTGCTGCACCCATCGGTCGGGCGTGGGGCTGAGTCCCAGGTCTGCAAGAACTCCCCGAAGTCTCCGCGCTGCCTCAGCGAGGGCGGCAACGGACTGTATGTGACCCCCGGAGGACATGCCCTCCGTCCCGCCGGCGACTCTCCGTCCGAGGCGATGCTCGATAGCGAGTGGGATGAAACCGGCCCGGTCGACATGCCTGGGCGCGTCCCCGGTCGGGGAGGTTGGGTCAGCGAGGAGGGCACCGACTGGGCCTGATCTGCCTCTGCGCCGAGCCCCGCCCACCTACTCAGGTGGGCGGGGCCTTTAAGTGCCCGCTAAGGGGTCTGTGAGCCCCTCTGACGGACTTTCAGGGTCAGGTAGGGCCGTCATACGGGGTAGGGCTCGTTAGGCCGTCAGAGAGGCTTACGCGGACTGAGGAGCTTGTGCGAGGTGGGGCTGCCCTCGAGAGGCCCGGCGCAGTCGGACTCGCAGGAACGGCATAGACGGGCCAACGCCCCGGTACCTAGGTGCAGGTACCGGGGCGCAGGTGTAAGGCCGTCAGGAGGGCTTACAGGGCCTCGATGAGGCGATTCAGGGCGAGGCGGGCCGACGGGGCCTGGACGGCGGCGGCCGCGTAGCGGTCCTGCCAGCGGGGCAGCTGGTGGGCGTGGGTGCCGGTGAGGGTGGCGAACCAGGTCCGTACCGACAGGCCGCCGGCGGGGGAGCGGACCAGCTCGTCGGGGATGCCGTCGAAGGCGTGAGGGTCCTCTCGCAGGACCGTGGAGGCGGGGGCGGCGGCCCAGGCGGGGACCTGCTCGACGATCGCGACGGCGTAGCCGCCCAGCTCGTCCCAGGTCCGGGCGCGGCCCTCCCCCTCGACGCGGTAGTGGGCCGGGGACGGGGAGGTGACGACGGAGACGGGCTGGCCGGCCCGCGGGTGCGGGGCGCCGCTGGGCAGGGTGGCCGGGTGCAGGGCCGGCTCGTCGTCCAGTGAGTGATCGATGACGCGGTAGGTGGTCCGGGGGCTGCCGGTCTGGCTGAGGGAGTAGCGGTTGCTCATGGGCAGGAGTATGCACGCATGCGCTGCCGGAGGCAAATCGGCCCGGCCGGGGAACCTGGGAGAATCCTGGGAACGTAGTGTGACGCCAGCCACGTTGCCCCTCTATAGTTATGGCTTACTCCCCCCTACGGGGGGAGTAAGCCTATTACTTAACTTGTAACTTAGCATACAACCGCGTCATTCCAAGGAAAAGTACGTATGCCCATCATACACTTGGTGGGGGCAAGTGTATGATAAGTTACATGTGACCTAGATCTCTTGCCCGCCATCATACGTCACTTTGAGAAATTAATTTGAGTGACGGCATTCACATACCTGAAGGTACAGGGGTGGAGAAACCTGGGAGGACCCTGAGAAACCTGGGAGAACCCTGGGAACCCCTACGAAGCTGGACCGGCATCGGCGACGGCGTCGGGGACGTCTACGGACCGGCTCGGCGGGGGAGGTGGGAGGGCGGCCGCCTCAGGTGGGCGAACCTGTACCGATCGCGCGGGGACCGTCTACGTACCGCAGCTGCCGCGTCGCGTCGATCTCGGACAACCGCGAAGGAGAGGCTCAGGAGGACCGCCGCTCGCGAGCCGAGAGACCGCCCGCGGAATACCGCGGAAAAGTCGGGACGTGTATGCCGTCATAACGGACTTTTCGTTGCAATTGCAACGGTCGGAGAAAACCGGGACGGAATTAGGCAAGCCGTGGGCCGCACCCGCACCCGTACCCGTTGAATAGGCTAGGCGTGGCCGTGGTCACACAAGATGGCGGGATAGGCCGATGCCGTCCACCGCACCGGACGGCGCTTGCCCCCGTCCCAGCGGAGCTGGGCCGCGGCTGCGCGCGAGCGTCCGCAGCTCAGGCGCATGCCACGGTGCATCCTCCCCGCTACGGGGCCAGCGCTCCGCTACGCTCCGCGGCGCGGGCCCCTGGGCGGGGAGTTCGCAGCGATGGCATACACCTGCGCTCGGAGCACTCGCCTCATGAGGCGCAGGGCCCTGCCAAGGAAAGCGCATGCCGCCATACTCCTACCGAACGGCCCTGGGGGGCCGTCGGGAGTATGGCGGACATACGCCATCTTGGCAGGGGAGGGCTGTGCGGGGCGGCTCACCTCGGGGCGGGCATCGCTCGAGGCTCGCTGCGCTCGCTCTCGCGAACCGCCCCGGGCTCGGGGTGCCCGCTACGCCCTCGAGGCTTCAGAAGCCTGGAGAGGGCTCAGAACGGGCGGGCTGCTAGGCCGCCCAGGACGAACGCGAAGGAGATGAGGGTGAGGACGGCGAGGAGCGCGAACAGGATGTCGGAGGGGCTGGGCTGGTAGGTCATGGCAGGTCCTTGAGGTGAGCTGGAGGTAGGTGAGGCGGCTGGCGGGCGCTAACGCGTGAAGGCGGTGTCTAGGCGTTAGGTTCGCTGAGGCTGATGTGGCTGGGGCGGGAGGCGGAGGCGTATGACGCTCAGTGGCGGACGACGGCGGTCAGGGAGGCGCCCTCCTCGAGGACAACGGCGCGGTCCTGGGAGGGGGAAAGCGTTGCCAGGCAAGGCAAAGGTGTGTCTGGCGAGGCGGTGCAGCGGGGCAGGTCGATCGGTGAGGGGGCGGCCGTCGTCGTGCCCTCGAGCAGCCAGCCGGTCTGCGGGGCGGAGGGGGACTGCCCGGCGGGGAGGGCTGGGGCGAGCGCGGCCTGCCGGGCGTCGGCGATGCCGGCAGCGGCGTAGAGCTGGAGGCCCGTCAGGAGGGCCGCGGCGAGGAGGGTGCCGACCAGCGCGTGTCGCAGGTGGCGAGGGGCTCTGCCCGGGCTGCGGTGGAGGGCGCGGGCGGGCACGGCCTCCAGCTCCTCGGTCAAGGCCTGGCTGCGCCAGCCGGCGCCCGTGGCAGTGGGGAGGGTGACGGCGGGGAGAGTGGCCGTTGGGGCGGGGCATGCGCCCTTCGGGAATATGGATCGGCGCACCGGGACGGTGGGGATGGTCTCGGCGGGGCAGTCGCCCGGGCTAGGGGCGATCGGGGCGATCTCTGTCGTGCTCATGCCTCTACTGTATGCCGTCATACGCGGGGAGTGCAAGCTCGAGGGTGAGGAGGGTGAGTGACTCCGACCACGTCCTGCCGGGCCGGCGCGCTGGCGAGCGGGGGCGATGGGGCGAGCCCCCCTCGGACGAGGGGAGGGGAGGGGAGGGGAGGGGTCGGTCCGGCCGAGCAGGTGCGCGGGAGGGGTCCGACCCTTGCGCTCACGGCCCTCGTCCATAAGGACCGCGAGCGCGGGGCCGTCCACTCATAGGTAAGTCCGATGGGGCGTGGCGGGTCGGCCAACGTCGCCCGGGCAGCTGCCCTCGTCCCGACGATCGGCCTCTCCGGCGGGACCCTGGAGCCGAGGGGTTTCTCGATGTTCACGGCGAGATTGGCCGGGAGGGGGTGGGCTTGGCCCCCCTATAATTCACACATACCCTCCACCCTCAACCTTTTGTATGGGAGCATACATGTCACCTTCAGCCCCGACTTCCTGCGGGTCCGGTGCCCGCGAGGCCCTGGCCGACGCGGCCCTGCTAGCCGCTGACGCCGTCCTCGCCGCCGGGGCGGCGCTGCGCGTCACCCGCTTCGCCACGACCGACGTCCTGGGCGGCTGGGTCCTGGCCGACCCGGCCAAGGCGTGGGCCGAGAAGCGCGACCCCCGGCCGGCCGCCTACCCTCGCACATCCCACCCGTTCGGCTACGCGGCCCCTCCCGAGGCCTGGCGCCACCGCCTGGTATCCGCGCTGGACTGCCCGTTCTGCGTCGGCACCCAGGCCACGCTCGTCATAGGCGCGGCCCTGGCCCTGACAGCGTCCCGAACCACTCCGGCCACCTCACCCCGCAGCCGGCGCTCACCCCTCGGCCGCGCCCTGCGGGCCGCCTGCGCGACGCTGGGCGCCGCCTATGTCGTGGGCCACGTCTCGCACCGGATCGACTCGGCCGCCTCGGCCGCCCCGACCTCCCCCGCAGCTAAGGACTCGAAGTGACCTCCTCCCCCGTCTCCAGCATCGACGCCTACCGCTCCCGCGCCCTGGCCCGCCGCGGCGTCATCGTCCAGCAGCCGCCCACCTCCCTCGCGCCCCGCGCCCTGACCGCGGCGGCGTCCCGCCCAGCCCGCGCCGGCTCCGCCGCTTCGGCGGCCTCCGTCCCCGTGGCCCGGCCCGGTGCCGCCCTCGGCTCGCGCTCCTGGCAGACGGAGGCGTGGGCAGCCTACGACGAGGTCGGTGAGGAGCGGTTCCTGGCATCGACCCTGGCCGGCCGCCTGTCCCAGGCCCGCCTATACGTCCAGCACAAGCCCCTCTCAGGACCACACTCGTCCCTGCGCGACGACCCGACGGACGTGACAGACACCGCGACCGGGCCCACCGCGCAGCTGGCCGAGGCAGTCCTCGCGGCCCTCGGCGCCAGCCAGCAGGACCTCGGGCAGATGCTTCAAAGGCTCGCAACGAACCTGTTCGTGGCGGGCGAGGGCTGGCTGGTCGGCGTACCGCGCCACGTCATCGGCGCGGCCGCGCCGTCCTCGGCGCCGGCGGTGACTGCCCCATCGCCCGACCCGGCCCTGACCGACCTCGTGTGGCGCGTGCTGGCGGTCACGGAGGTCTCCTCCGTTGGCTCCGACGGGCGCACCGTGCGGCTGAACCTGGGCACCGACGGATCGGCGCCGGTCGAGGTCTCTTCCGATGAGGTCTACATGGTCCGAGTGTGGCGCCCGCACCCCGCCCGCTACTGGGAGGCGGACTCGCCTACGCGGGCCTGCCTGCCGATCCTGCGCGAGCTGATCGGCCTGACGCGCCACATCAGCGCGCAGATCGACTCCCGCCTGGCCGGCGCCGGAATCCTGGTCGTGCCCTCCTCGGCCTCGGCCGCGCTGGCCTCGGACGCCGCTGACTCGGCCGCCTACGGCGCGCCGGACCCGTTCGTGGCGGCGCTCATGGACTCGATGCTGCGACCGATCGAGAACCGGGACGACGCGTCCGCCGTCGTCCCCCTCGTCGTGACCGTGCCGGACGAGGCGGCGGACAAGATGAGCCACCTCACGTTCTCCACGGCCCTGGACTCCGGCGCCCGCGACCTTCGCGACGAGGCCATCCGCCGCCTGGCCCTGGCCCAGGACGCCCCGCCCGAGCTGCTGCTCGGCTCGGGCGCCATGAACCACTGGGGCGCGTGGCTGACGCGCGAGGACACGGTCACCACACACATCGAGCCGGTCCTGGCCCTGATCTGCGACGCGCTGACCAGCCAGTACCTCCGCCCGGTCCTGCTCTCGGCGGGCCTCTCCGAGGATGAGGTCCGCACCCTCTCGGTCGGCTACGACGTCTCAGCCCTCGTGGCCCGGCCGAACCGGTCGGAGGAGGCCCTGAACCTCCATCGCGCCGGCGCCGTGTCGGACGAGGCGCTGCGTGAGGCGTCCGGCTTCGACGACTCCGACGCGAAGCCCCTGGACGAGCGGGCCCTCATGCAGGCCCTCGCCATGGTCTCCAAGCGGCCGGACCTCATGGGCACGATCGGCATCGGTCCGTTGACCGAGGAGATCCTCAAGGCCTACAAGGGCGACTACTCAGCCCCGTCGGAGGCCCTTCGCGAGCTCGCCCTGCCGCCGACCGTCCCCGCCGAGGACAGCCCCTCCCCGGCCCCCAGGCCAGACCAGGACGGCCCGGGACGTCCGCCGAGTGGCGCCGACGCGGCCGATCCGGGTAGGGTGCCGGGTAGCGAGGCGCCGATATCGTCAGGCGACGCCCGCCCGGAGTCATCAACGACGGCCCCGACTGGGGCCTGACACCCGCCCAAGGAGAACCCATGACACCTCCCCCACCCACTGCCGACGCCGCCCGGGCCTACCGCGCGGCGTCGGCCGCTACCTCCCCCGTCCCGGCCCAGCGCCGCAACCCGGACGCGCGGCTGACGGCCCACGGCCAGGACGTTGACGCCACGGCGCTGGTCGCCGTCGTTGACGTCCTCGTGGTCAAGGCGCTCGAGGCCGTCGGCAAGCGCGTCGTTCGCGCCGACCGGGCCCGTTTCAACGCGCTCAAGGGTCGCCCGTTCCACGAGGCGCACGTGCTGTGGCCGACGGACATCATCACCGTGAGCAAGGCCACGAAGGGGGCGTGGGACGTCGTCCCGGCCCTGCTCGACAACCACGGCTGCCCGGGCGTCGAGTCCGGCCGCGTCGTGACCCTGCTGGACGCCTACGTGTCCCAGGTCGCGACGCACGGCGTTCCGCACCGTCTGGACCGCCTCGTCACCACGCTCCGGTACGTCCTGCCGGAGAACGCGCTCATCCGTACGCCCAGTCTGAACCGGGCGTCCCTTGAGGAGGTGAGGTGATGTCAAGCCCCCTCGACACGGACCTCCTGGCTGAGGGTCCTCCGGACTGGGAGGACGCCTCAGCCGTGCTGAACTGGCGCGACGAGATCGAGGAGCAGTATCTCGACCTGGCCGAGCCGGTCCTGAACGACTTCCTGAAGCGGGTTCGCGACCTGGCCGAGGAAGCCCTCGACGCGCCGGTCCTGACGGCGGCAGGTGACCGGGTGCCGAACCCGTTCGCCTGGACATCTGTTCGAAGCGCCTGGCAGGCCGCCATCCGCGACCTCGTCCGCGACGGGCGTGGCCGGCGCCGCCTGCCTCAGTACGCGACCGTGCAGCGCATCCTTGAGGACTCCGGCCTCCCGGTCGCCGTCTACGAGGACGTGCGCGACCTGCTCAAACGCGCCGCCTCCGAGGGGTGGGGCGAACGGAAGACGAAGATCGAGCTCGGACGGCTGCTCGGAACCTCGCGCCGCAAGGGCGAGGCCACGACCGCCTACGCGGCTCGCCTGCGCACGCTGGCCCGCACCTCGGCCACGGCGAACGCCGCCCACCGCATGGCGACCTCGGACCTGGCCCGCAAGCGAGGCCGGCTTCGCTGGGTCACGGTCCACGACAACCGGGTGCGCCCTACCCACGTGGAGGCCGACGGCCAGGTGCAGGACCTCGGGACCCCGTTCCACGTCGGGGACTCCCTCCTCCTCTACCCAGGCGATCCTGCCGGGCCTCCGAAGGAGACGGCGAACTGCCGGTGCATCCTCATCCCGACCGACGCCCGGCCCGCGGTCAACCGGGCCGTCAACGCCAAGTACCCGTTATCAGCCATCGAAAGGACAGCCATGAAGCTTCGCATCGAGGAGACCGCTCGCAAGATGGGCGAGTTCTCCGACCTCCGGGAGGAGCCCGCCGGCGACCCAGTCCCCGCGCCTAAGGGCGCGGAGGACACGCCCAATGGGCGCTGGGAGGGCGTCATCGCCCGGGAGGGGGAGATGACCGGCGACGGCCGGCTCATCGAGGACGGCGCTCTGCGCTGGGACGACCTGCCTGTCCCGCTCCGCGTCGCGTTCAAGGACGTAGGCGGCCACGACGGCGCCGAGGTCTGCGGCCGGATCGAGACCGTAGAGCGGCGCGAGGGCGGCGACATCTACGCCACCGGTACATTCGACCTCGGCTCAGCCGTCGGCGCTGAGGCGTTCCGGCAGGTCAGCGAGCAGATGTCCAACGGGGTCTCCATCGATACGGACGACGTGACGTTCAGGATCATGGCGAAAGCGGACATGCCCGAGGCCGACGTTGCAGACTCCGACACCGACCCTGACACGGACCCTGACGGCCGGGTCAAGGTCGCCGCCATGTCCTCTTCAGATGAGCTCACGGTCATCGAGTCGGCCCGCCTTCGCGCCGCCACCCTCGTGGCCGTGCCGGCCTTCGCCACGGCCCGCGTCTACGCCGCTGGGCAGGTTCCCCGCGCCTCCGAGACCTCTGAGCTCGACGAAAACGTCGATTCTGAGGCGAAAATGGCCCGCTCAGCAGGCGCCGACCCTCTGAGCCGCGACTCCCTGACCGCTGCGGCTATTCCCACCGCCCCGCCGGAGGCGTGGTTCAAGGACCCCTCCCTGACCGGCCCGACCGCCCTGGTGGTCGAGGACGACGGCCGCGTCTACGGCCACATCGCTGCCTGGGGCACCTGCCACATCGGGCAGATCGGTAAGTGCGTCGAGCCGCCCGCCAGCCCCTCGAACTACGCCTATTTCCGCACCGGAGCACTGCGTACGGCTGAGGGGACCTCCGTAGCTGTGGGGCATCTCACAATGGGGACCGGCCACGCCGGGCCCCGGGACTCCGCCAACGCCGCTGCCGAGCACTACGACAACACCGGCACGGTTTTCGCCGACGTCGCGGCTGGCGAGGACGCCTACGGCATCTGGGTCGCCGGCTCGCTTCGCCCCGGCATCTCCGCTGAGCAGGTACGGGTGGCCCGCTCCGCGCCGATCTCCGGAGACTGGCGCACGATCCGCGGCTCGCTCGAACTCGTCGGGGCCCTGGCGGTCAACGTGCCGGGCTTCCCGGTGCCTCGTCCGCAGGGGCTCCTGGCATCCGGCGAGGTGAAGTCCCTCCAGGCGTCCGGCGTCGTGGCTCACGACGACTCCGCGGCCCGGGCCTCGCACCCCTCGAACGGCCCGATCGGATCCAACGGGCTCACGCTCGGAGACATCTCGTACCTTAAGCGCCTGGCGGAGTCCGAGCGGCGTCGCGATCTGGAGAGGGCGTCTGCCGCGGACAAGATGCGTGCCCGGGTCGAGCGCGCGGGTACACTGGCGAAGGCGGCGCAGATGGCGCGCCGTCTCGGGTCCATCTGAGGAAAGGAACAGACTCATGGGATGTGGATGCGGACGTACTACGACCCCTCCAGTAGGCACTGAGCCCCGGCCCCTGGCCGACGGCTCCCTGCCCGGCGAGGGCTCCAAGGACTCCTCCCCGATCACGCGCTTCTAGAGGTCGCGCCACTCATCGTCATCGGCTATGATGATCCCCGTTAGAGGTCTCATGGACTCCTGACGCTGGGTGGATCAGCAGAGCCCCGCACCGTTTGCTCATGGCGGTGCGGGGCTTTGTCCATGCCTATGGAGGTGTATCTCACTCATAGGTGTATCCTTTGAGCCAACGGCATGGCAGCAGGGCCTCGTGCGTACCCGCTGGGGACGGGAACCCTGCCCAGCAACAAGACACGGAGGACCCCTCAACATGCGCAAGCACTTCGACATCACCGTCTTCGCCGACCAGGCCGATGACGCTCAGGTCGAGACCTTCGACCTGGAGATCCCTGAGAACCTGTCCGACCTGAGCGCCGCCGACCTGGGCGACCTGCGCTCCAAGGCTGTTGACGCCTTCCAGACCCTCTACGCAGGTGGCGAGTTCACCGACGAGGACCTGGCCACGCTCGGCACCCTGACCGAGGGCATCGAGGCCCTGTCCGCTGAGATCAGCTCCCGCGAGCAGGCCGCCGCCGAGCGCGCCGCCAAGGCCGCCGAGATGGCCGCCAAGGTCGGCGCCGACAAGCCTGTCGCCGAGGACGACACCCCGGCCGAGGAGAAGGCCGAGGCTGAGGAGGACATCGCCGAGGCCGAGGCTGAGAAGAAGGCCGCCGAGGAGGCCGAGAAGAAGGCCAAGGCCGCCGCGGCCGACGTCGAGCCCGCCGCCGAGGTGGACGCGGAGCCGGAGACCGAGCCCGATGCCGTCACCGCCGCCGCTCCCCGCGGCCCCATCAAGCTGTCCGGCATCCGTCGGCACGTTCACACCCCCGCACCTGCGATCACTGAGGAGACCTCCGTGGAGGACACCGCCCCCAAGGCCCGTATGACCGTGGCCGACGTTCCCGGCTTCGCCGCAGACAGCGACGCCTCCTTCGAGGACCTGGCCGTCGCCCTCGACCGCCGCCTCCAGGGCTTCAACTCCGGCGCCTACGCCGCCGCCGCCCGCGCCGGCCGCGCTATGAGCGAGCGTCACAGCCTCGCCGTCGTGCGCAAGGCCTTCGACGAGCGCGCCACCGTCGGCACCCCGGAGAGCGCCGAGGCCGCCATGGCCTTCGCCGTCAACGAGAAGAACCTGCCCGGCGGCTCCCTGGTCGCGGCCGGCGGCTGGTGCGCCCCCTCCGAGACCGTCTACGACCTGCTCGAGGACGAGTCCCGCGACGGCCTGATCTCCCTGCCTGAGATCAACGTCACCCGCGGCGGCATCAAGTTCACCAAGGGCCCCAAGTTCGCCGACCTCTACGCGGCCCCCTCCTTCAACTTCACCGAGGCCGAGGCGAAGGAGGGCAAGTACGCCCCCACCTCCGCCACCGACCCGACCAACAAGGTCGGCGCCAAGCCCGTCTACCGCGTCCCCTGCACCGACTTCGAGGAGGTCCGCCTCTCCGCCGCCGGTATCCAGATCCAGGCCGGCCTGCTCCAGCAGCGCGGCTACCCCGAGCTCGTCGCTCGCACCATCCGAGGCGCCCTCGTCGCTCACGAGCACAAGATGAGCGAGCGGATCATCGCCTCCATGGAGACCCAGTCCACCGCCGTCTCCATGGACTCCGGCCAGATCGGCGCCGCCGCCCCGATCCTGACCGCCATCGAGCTGCAGGTCGAGCACTACCGCTACGCGCAGCGCCTCTCCCGCTCCACCACCCTGGAGGCGGTCTTCCCCTACTGGGTCCGCGGCGCCATCCGCACCGACCTGTCCCGCCGCGAGGGAGTCGAGCTGATCGACGTCCCGGACAGCCGCATCGACGCCTGGTTCCGCAGCCGCGGCGTCAACGCTCAGTTCGTCTACGACTGGCAGGCCCTCACCGGCGACGCCGGTGCCTTCAAGGTGTGGCCTGGCAGCCTGAAGTTCCTGCTCTACTCCGCGGGCACCTTCGTCAAGGGCAGCCAGGACGTCATCACCCTGGACACCGTCTACGACTCGGTCCTGCTCGCCCAGAACGACTACACAGCCCTGTTCACCGAGGAAGGCTGGCTGGTCGCCAAGCGTGGCCATGACGCCCGCGTCGTGACCGTCCCGCTCAACCCGAACGGCGGAACCGGAACCGGCATCAAGCTGCTCGCCAACGGCACGGCTGACCCGGCCAAGTGATGACTCCGGGGCGGGCGGCGGCAAGACCCCGCCCGCCCCGTGACCATCTCTAGCCAGTCACCGTCCAGCAAGGAGGACACATGCCGATCATCGCACCGAAGCAGCGGGTGGACGCCCCGGCTGCATCGCCGCTGCCTGGCGGGCTCTTCTCCCAGTTCTCCCCGATCGAGGACTCCTCGGTCCGTTGGGAGAACGGCGTCACCTGGGAGGACTCCGAGAGAGCCCCGCTCGGCGCCATCGGCCAGTGGCAGATACCGGGCACCGTCCCCGGCCTGCCGAAGACCCTGACCGACCCGAAGTGCCTGACCCTCGAGTCGCAGGCCCCGCTCACCGTGTACGCGGCCTTCCGCACCACGCCCCTAGGGCACTCCCCCGAGGAGGCTACCCAGATCGCCGCCTCCCGCCTGCTCCTCCAGGAGGAGCACGCCGTCGAGCAGGCCCTCTGGACCGGAGCTCCCGGCCGCGGGCTGGGCCTGAGCAAGGTCCGCTCCTACTCCGTCAAGGGGAATGGGAAGCTGGACATGGCTCAGGGCCTTGCCGTCCTGGAGCACTACGCGGCGCAGTACGGCGCCCAGCCGACGCTGCACATCCCGCGCCGCCTGGCCAGCCTCATGGCGAGCGCCAAGCTGATCGAGGAGGGGAAAGGCGGAGGCTTCGCCACCCGTCTAGGCACTCCGGTCGTCGTGGGCGCCGGCTACCCGGACGAGATGCAGGTCGTGGCCACTGGCCCGCTCGTCATCTACCGCGGCGAGGCCTTCACCTCGACCAACGGGGCCGGCGGTTTCGACAAGAGCCAGAACGACCTCACCGGCGTGGCCGAGCGGCAGTACGTCATCGGCTTCAACAAGTGGGACGCGTTCCGGGTCACCGTGGACGCGGGGATCCCGCAGCTTGACCTGAAGGCGGCGGAAGAGTGATCTCCCGCGCAGCATCAGTCGCCCTGGCCGTGATCGCCGCGGCCGCGGTCTACACCATCACTCAAATCACGTACGAAGGAGAGCGCTGAACCATGGCGAAGACGCACTCATACACACCAGTGCTGGGGAAGCGCATCCGCGTCACCCCGCTGGACACCTGCGGCAAGTTCGACAAGGCCCAGCACAAGCCGGTGGCCACCTCCGGCTTCGTGTCGATCAAGCTGGCCGCTGAGGTCGAGGACGGCACGGAGATCACGGTCCGCAAGGCCGATGGCTCTCTGTGCGTCAACGAGAAGCAGTCGAACACCTTCAAGTTCTTCTCGGTCGAGCTCGAGTTCTGCGGCGTGAACCCCTCGGTCCTGGACATCGTCACCAACGCGACGAAGTACCTGGACCACGCAGGCGACACCGCGGGCTTCAAGGTCGCCTACGGCAAGATCGAGAAGAAGTTCGCGCTCGAGCTGTGGACCGGCCTGTCCGGTCAGGCTTGTGCCGAGGGCGCTGAGGACGCCAGCGGCTACCTGCTGCTTCCCTTCATCACCGCCGGCACCATCGGCGACATCGAGGTCAACGGCGAGGACGCCATCTCGTTCTCCATGACCGGCGCCGTCACCAAGTCCGGCAACGCCTGGGGAACTGGCCCCTACGACGTGGTCAAGAAGGCCAAGCAGGGCGGCGGCGGCTTCGACAACGCGAAGCTCCCCACCCCGCTCGACCCGCTCGACCACCTCCTGATGATCGACACGGCCCTCGCTCCCCCGCCGGACAGCGACCAGCCCGTCACCGTCGCCTGAGGCACACCCTCACCCTCAGAGGCACTGACAGCCCCGCAGGGCGCACAAACGCCCTGCGGGGCTGTCGCCGTACATGCACCCCGCAAACCCGCCTCTGTGACCCTTAAGAGGGTCCTATAGGTATACTCATCCGTGCGGGCACCGCCTATCGACGGCGGCGTAGCCATCCCGCACCACGTACGCGCTGTAGGAGAGGGCATGCAGGACATCGAGAGGGGCTACGGCCCGGGAGACTGGCCGGTCTCCTACAGCGCGTGCGAGGACCTGAAGGAGTATCTGGACGAGGCCGGCAGGCCCGAGCAGCAGCACACCTTCGAGGCCATGGCTACTCAGCTGCTCTGGGAGTGGACCGGGCGCCGGTTCGGGACCGACATCGTCACAATCCGGCCAGAGCCCGCTGACTGCGTACCGCCGCCCACCTACCAGTCCCAGGACTACCTGAGGAGCTTCCTCCCATTCCGCCTGGGAGGGGTCCTGCACGACGTCGTGTGCGGCCTGTGCGGCCCCTACTGCACCCACACCTCAGGGACGCCTGCCATTCGCCTGCCCGGTAACGTCCACCGAGTGCATCAGGTCACGATCAACGGCAAGGCGCTACCTCTGGGCGCGTACCGCCTCATCAACCGCTCTGTGCTTCAGCTCACTGGACGCACCTCACCGGCCGGCCCCGACGTTCCGCTTGTATTCCCCTCGGTACAAGACCTTTCCCGGCCGACGACCGAGGAGGGCACCTGGGAGATTCGCTACTCGCAGGGAGTGCCGGTCCCTGAGGGCGGTCAGGTCGCCGCCGGCGTGCTTGCACTCGAGCTGGCCAAGGCTGCTTGCATGGACCGCGACTGTGCCCTACCTGCCCGCCTCCAGTCGGTCACTCGTCAGGGCGTCACCGTGCAGGTTCAGGACGACTTCGACGAGATGCAGGAGGGCCGCACTGGCATCTGGCTGGTGGACTCCTGGGTCGCCTCAATTCGCAAGCCTCGACAGGCCGCTCGGGCCTACAACCCCGACGACTACGCGCGCCGGCAGCCATCCAACCGCCGCGGCGGGGTGATCTGGTGAGCCCGGCGCCGCGCCTGTCGCGCCGTAGCCGGGCCCAGAGCGAGGACTACTCCACCCTGTCAGGCCGAGTAGCCTCGCCGGCACCGTCCGTCGTCCACTCCACCGCGCTCGCCCTGCTCAAGGGGGGCGCCCAGGCCCTGTCCAACGCGGTCTCGCAGGCCTACGTCGCTCCCGGCGCTGAGGTGGCGTGGGACGAGTGCTGCGCCGGGCACCTGTACGTCCGTACGGTCTCCGTCTCGCCCGTCTTCGGCCCCCGAGCCGCCGGCGGCGATGCGTGCTCGGTGCGCTACTGGGCCGCGACCTACGCGCTGGGCACGCTGCGCTGCGTCGAGGTCGTGGATGATCGGGGCCGCGGGCCCCGCCCCTTCGACCTGACGGCGGACGCCGCCGTACTGCACCAGGACATGGCCGACCTGGGGAAGTTCCTCACGTCTTCCACGAACGCTGACGCGATGGACTGGCAGGCGTCCGGCCCTGACGGCGGCTGCGTGGCCGGCGAGTGGACCTTCACGGTCCGGCTCAACTGCCCGTGACCTCCGAGGTGTGAGATGGTTCACGTCAACGTCCGGTTCAAGGGCCCCATCCGTGAGGATAAAGTGGCCCAGATCACTAAGCAGGCCGCCCTGAAGGCGTCTCGCCGCACGCAGGGCCGCATCCAGCGCAACATCCGCGCCAAGGGGCGCGTGAACTCGGGCAGGATGGTGAACTCCGTCACTATTGAGCGCGTCCACGGTAAGCACCCGCTCAACCCGACCTTCGAGATCGGCGCCCGCACGCCCTACGCCGCCTACCAGGAGAAGGGCACCCGGGCCCACGGGCCGGCCAGGGCTCAGCGCATGGTCTTCACCCCGAAGGGGTCCAGCCAGGCCGTGTTCGCGAAATGGGTCAGGGGCATCAAGGGCGCCCACTTCGTGCGGGACGCGCTCCGGCTTATCAAGCCCTCTGACTTCCATTAGAATCGCCTCATGGCTACTATCACGATCCCCGGCAAGACCCGGCAGTCCATCACCGTTGACCTGGTCGGTACCGAGTACAAGGTCCGTCCCCCGAAGGCGTCCGTCGCCATCTTCCTGTCCCAGGCGCTCAAGGACGCCGACGAGGACTCCGAGAAGATCATCGACGGCTTGGCCAAGTGGTGCCACGTCCTCTTCGGCAAGGAGACTGGCGCCGAGGTCGTCAAGCGGCTCAAGAACCCCGCCGACGACCTTGACATCCCCGACCTGACCGAGCTCATCTCCGCCGTCATGGAGGAGGCCGGGGAGAACCCTCCTACGTGATCCAGCGCCTTCTAGCCTCGGCGTACGGGGAGTGGGACTACATCGACGGGTTCTGCCTCGGGCACGGGATCGATCTGGAGACCCTGCCCCTGAACCGGTTCTGCCACGTCATGTGGTGGATCCTCACCCGTAACGCCGAGGACGAGGGCGCTACCGAGAAGCTGAAGAGGGACCTGTGGCTCCCGCCCAAGGGAGCAGTGGTCACCGATCCTCGGAGCCCCTGGTACTCGGGCAACGAGGCGTCTGGCTTCGGGTCCCTTAAGTCGGCCCTCGGAATGTGACAGAACCTATAGGACGCTCCTATGCGGGCGGTATCATGGCCTCAGACAGGAGTCGGGCCGCGATGCCGCCCGCTCGACGTACGAGCGGGGAGGGTAGCCCGTGGCAGACAAGATCGGCGAGGTAGTCGTAGAGGTCGGCGCTGACGCGCGCGACTTCCAGGGTGACGCCGAGCGGGGCATCGAGAAGAGCCTCAAGAAGATCGGCAAGCGGATCGAGCGCGCCGCGGAGAAGTGGGCGCGCGAGATGCGCGACTCCGTCAAGGACGCGCTCGACGGCCTCGTGCTACAGGTCAACGCCAAGATCGACCCCAAGGACCTGCGCCGCATTGAGTCCGCCATCGCCCAGACCAAGGCGTCCCCCGACGTCACTGTCTCCCGCCGTGACCTGGAGGAGATCCGGCAGAAGCTCCGCCAGCTGGACGCCCGGGCACCGGTCAAGCCGGTCCTTGACGACAACGCCGTTGCCCGGATCGGGCGCGAGCTAGACGAGATGAAGGCCGCGATCAAGGCGCGAGTGGACCTCGACGAGAAGTCCCGCCGCAAAGCCCTCGACGCGATCCGTAAGACTGAGGCCGCCATCGACGCCAAGGTCGAGATCGACGGCAAGGACGTTGCCGAGATCAAGGAGCGCATCGCCAACATCAAGTCCGACATCAAGGTCGACGCGTCCCTGGAGAAGGCCGCCCAGCGCAAGCTCAAGGAGCAGCTCGCCAAGATCGACGCGAAGCTCAAGGCTGACGCCGAGCTCGATCCAGCCTCCCGCAAGAAGATCAAGGAGCAGCTGAACAAGCTGGGCGGCGACATCGAGACCAGCGCCCACCTGTCCGAGGCGTCCAAGCGCAAGCTGAAGCGGGAGCTCGACAAGCTGGACGGCAAGGCGACCGTCAACGCCGACCTGGACGACGGCAAGGCCCGCTTCGACCTGAAGCGGCTGACCTCGAAGCCCTACTTCGTGGACATCCACGCCCGCCTGGCCAAGGCCTCCGTGGCGAAGGTGGCCGGGCAGCTCAAGGCTCTGGCCGGCGGCAACATCTTCAGCAACCTGAAGAACAGCCTCGACGACGTGTTCACCAACCTGGACACCTTCGCCGTCAAGGCCGCTACCGCGGGGACCGCGATCCTGGGACTGACCTCCATCGCCGGGGCTGGTCTGGGGAATATCGCCCAGCTCGGCCTCGCCGTCGCCCACACGCTGCCCGCCCTCCTCGCCATGCCCGGCATCCTAGGCACCGCGGCGGCCGGCATCGGCATTTTCGCCGCGGCGATGAAGGACGCCTCGACCGTCCTGGCCGACCTCGGGCCCAGGTTCTCAGCCCTCCAGAAGGACATCTCCGCCGCGTACTGGGGCGAGGCGGCCGACGCGATCCGGGGGTTCGCCAACAACGCCCTAGACGCGCTGGGCCCGTCCATCGCCAACGTCGCCACGCAGCTGGGCCGCATGTCGCGAGCGATCGCCGATGCGGCGCAGGACCACATTCCCGGCTTCCGGGCCTCGCTGAGCTACCTGGCAGAGGCTCTGGACATCGGCGGAGACGGCGCCGGGGCGTTCACCGACGCCCTGCTCACCCTGGGAGAGACCGGAGCTAAGTACCTCCCGTCCATCGCCTCGTGGGCTAACGACGTCGCCTACAGCTTCCAGAACTGGGTGCAGGCCAAGACCGCCTCCGGCGAGATGGACGCGGCTATCCAGGCCGCCGCCAAGACCTTCGGGACCCTGAAGGACATCGTCTTCGACCTGGGCGGGATCCTGGGCGGGGTATTCAAGGCCATGGCCTCCGGCTCGGCCCCCATCGACTCCATCGCCGCTGCTCTGGACCGGGCCAACCAGGCCGTAAACGGTCCGCTATGGCAGGGGACCCTCACCTCCATCTTCAGCGCGATGGGGGAGGCCGCATCCCACGCCTTCGCCGGCGTCGGCTCGCTGGGCCAGGCCTTCGTGTCCCTGGGCCCGACCATCTCCACGATCCTCCCCCTGGTCGGGCAGATCATCGAGACGGGTCTCAAGGGCATCTCCGCCGCCCTCCAGGACCCCGCCTTCCAGGGCGGCCTGGTGGCCTTCTTCCAGGGCGTCCTGACCGCCGTACAGGCGCTCGCCCCGGCCATGCCCGCCCTAGGGCAGGCCTTCGGAGCCATCGCCACCGTCATGGGATCGCTGCTGGCTGCCGTGGCCCCGCTCGTGGCTCAGCTGGTCGAGGGGCTGGCTCCGGTGTTCACTCAGCTGTCCGCCCTCCTGGTCCCGATCATCGAGCAGCTGGGCGCGGCGCTCATGCCTATCATCCAGGCCCTCATCCCGGTCATCCAGGAGCTCGTCACCCAGTTCGGACCCATCGTCGCCGAGCTGCTGCCGCAAGTACTCCCCCACATCGTGACGATTGTGCAGGTCCTCTCCGCGGCCCTGATCCCAGTGATCCAGGCAGTGGCCGCCATCACTCAGGCCCAGATCCCTGTCATGGTGGGGGCTTGGAACGTCATTTCCAGCGCCGTCACGGCCGCGGTCAACCTCATCCGAGGGATCGTGAACACCGTGATGGGGCTGCTCACGGGAGACTGGTCGAGGGCCTGGAACGGCATCAGCCAGATCGGGCAGGTCGTCTGGAACCTCATCCGGACGTCGTTCATGGCGTTCCTCAACCTGCTGAAGATCTCCGCGCAGGTCTCCTGGAACGCCATCACAGCAGTCATCCGCGGCGCCTGGAACATCATCTCTTCCGTGGTGACCTCCGGAATCGCCATGGCCAGGAGCATCATCAGCGCCGGCTGGAACTTCATCTCCAGCATCACATCCTCGGTCTGGAACACCATCAAGAGCCTTGTCTCCTCCGCCATCGGCGGGGTGAAGAACTTCATCAGCTCGGGCTGGAGCGCGGCCAAGAGCTTAACGTCGGACGCCTGGAACGCCATGCGCTCCGCCGTGTCTGCCGGTGTCAGCGGGGTCATCAGCTTCGTCAGCTCCCTGCCCGGTAGGATCCGGGGGATCTTCTCCGGAGCAGCGTCCTGGCTGTGGAATGCCGGTGTCAGCATCATCCGCGGGCTCCTGAACGGAATCCAGTCGATGTTCGGGGCCGTGAAGAGCAAGCTCAGCTCCCTGACCAGCATGCTCCCTTCGTGGAAGGGTCCCGCCCCCGTCGACAAGGTCCTGCTCACGCCTGCCGGTGAGATGATCATGCAGG